GCTCTCCACTCAATACAGACTCAGACTAGAGTCCATTTGCAGATGTATTGCGAACAAAGAAGAGGTTCCCCTAGAAGACATGATCTGGGCAGAAAAACTTGCCAAGGCACATACTCTTGCTAGAGATTGGTTAAATAAAGCACGTCGTCAAGCTTCTCAAGATATTGAAGAGGGAAGTGTTGATGATTTTATGAATAGGATGGGTTTAGGCGATCCCGATCCATCCAATTACAAAACGGGATTCGACGGTGCAGATGATATTAAAGATTGGTTTTTGAGAGATAAACCTGACGACTGGAGGCAACGTGACTGAAAAGATTACTCCTGAGACATACGAAAAAATGAATGAGGAGTTTGAGGAGGAGGGACTCGCTTTCCGAATCATTGTACCCACTCAAGAACAAATCGACGAATGGAGGAATAAAGAATAATGCAAGCATCAATTTACTCTAACGGTAGTCAAGAATGTGAGAGAGCAGCATCTCTCATGAAAGCAGTTCATCTTGATGAAGTTGTTGTATATGAACGGGGAAAACATTTTACTGAAGGACAGTTCAGAGATGAGTTTGGTGATGAGGTAGAGTACCCCATGATCTCTATTGGTATGTTCAGAGGTACTTTGAAGGAGACTATGAATTACATGGCTGATAAAGGTATGTTTGTTTAGAGAATATTAAATTGTATCACAAGGCACACATATACTTGACTACATATTGTATGGGGGTTATAATAAACCCATCGTTCATCACCTTCGGGTGACGCAAGTAAGTCGCGGAACGGAGCGTTCATCCCATGATTGATTTGTTACTCTACTCTACTATTCACTGCGTCGATGCTGAGGATCTGATCCGACGTATTGATGCGAATAAAAATGTAGAACAAATCATTAGAACTGAGGTAATTGAAACCGTAAAGGAAGCAACACCTGAGTGCAACTGGGACGCAAACGACTGAAGGAACGGGAAAAACGGATCCTCGGAAACGAGAGAAGGTTCAATTTCACCCTAGTATTTCAGGAGCACCTACAATGAACACACTTACACTGATCAAAAAGCAGATCGACAAGGCAGCAGCACTGCACGATGCTCAAATCAACATCACCAAATATCGTGGTGTAGATTGCAAAGTGCATGAGGCACCTGAGGAAACTCACGGCACCTTCTGCTACCGTGGACGCACCTACGTTAAGTGATTGCAAAATCATCTAACTAGTGATAGAATGGGGGGGAAACCTCCCATTTTTTATGGAAAGAAATAATCTAAAACTCATTGTGAGGAATTTGAAAATGCTCGTCGAAGCATTGGAGTCTGAGGTATACTCTGATGTTGATGCCTACAAGACTAAGCAGGAGAACTTTGATGATCCTGCTAACTATTATCTAACTGATTACGACGAAGTTTTTAATGACGATGACGGATACCCAGATTAAACATGTACGAAGAATTAGACACATTTGAAAGAGCACTTCAACACTTCGGAACAAGAGTGGAAGTTATCGCTGCCATGGAAATGGGTGGTAGAATAACTGCTGAGGATGCATATCAAATGATTAAATTAGAGGTAAAGGAACTAAAGAAAGTGAGGAAACAGGAGAGGAAATGAACAGTGTTACTTTAATCAGTGTCACCCCAGATGCAGAGAAGCATATGGCTTATTGTGCAAGGGTGAGCAATCCTGCTAATCAAGAGAATGAAAAGTTTGCTGGACTCCTACGCTATTGTGTAAAACATCAGCACTGGAGTATCTTTGAGCAGGCATACATGACTTTAGAGATTACCACTACAAGAGGTGTAGCGGCTCAAGTGCTCCGGCACCGTTCGTTCACATATCAAGAATTTTCACAACGCTATGCTGATTCTTCCCTACTCGCGGAGACGATCCCTCTACCTGAACTACGCAGGCAAGACACCAAGAATCGTCAGAATTCTATTGATGATATTGATGCGTTTACCCGTCAAGAGTTCCAAATTAGAATGCAGAAGCACTTTGAAGAAGGAATGAAACTCTACAAAGAAATGCTTGATCATGATATCGCAAAGGAGTGTGCTCGTTTTGTACTCCCCCTCGCTGTGCCCACAAAAATCTACATGACGGGCTCAGTTAGATCATGGATCCATTATATCGATTTGCGTTCTGCTAACGGTACACAAAAAGAGCATATGGATATCGCTAATGATGCTAAGCGTGTGTTCATCGAACAGTTTCCTTCTGTTGCTGAGGCAATGGAGTGGATTTGATAAATAAATTTAAGTAAAGGTGATTTATGGCAACATATCCTGTTATTAATAAAGAGACTGGTGAACAAAAAGATGTTAAACTTAGTGTTCATGAATGGAATCAGTGGTTAGAAGATAATCCTGAGTGGCAAAGAGATTGGAGTGATCCATCTACCGCACCAAATTGTGGAGAGATTGGAGAGGTTTACGATAAACTTAAGAAATCACATCCAGGTTGGAATGATGTCTTGCGTAAAGCATCGAAGGCTCCTAAGTCCCGCGTAAAACCTATTTGAATGAATAAAGTAACATTTGCAGTTGATAGCTGCTAAACCTCTCATTCGACTAAATCTTTATGCCCGCAAAAAGAAAGTCCCAAACGCCCATCGTTCCATTCGGAATGAGTAACAAGCACATGAAAAGAAAAAAACCAATCAATTTAGATTACATCAAAAAAATTGAACCTCTTACTAAAAATCAAGAGGATTTTTTCCGCTGTTATCAGAATAATCAAAACCTTGTTGCTTATGGGTGTGCTGGTACAGGAAAGACTTTTATCGCGCTCTATAACGCTCTTCTAGATGTGTTGAACACCAACACCCCATACGAGAAGATCTACATTGTCAGATCTCTTGTGGCCACTAGAGAGATCGGTTTCCTTCCAGGGGATCATGAAGACAAATCCTCTCTTTACCAGATTCCATATAAGAATATGGTAAAGTATATGTTTGAGATGCCAACAGATGCAGACTTTGAAATGCTATATGGCAACCTGAAGACTCAGGGAACTATTAGTTTCTGGAGTACTTCTTTTGTTAGAGGAACTACTTTTGATAATGCTATCATCATCGTCGATGAATTTCAAAACTTGAATTTCCACGAACTTGATAGTATGATTACAAGAGTTGGTGAGAATACAAAACTCATGTTTTGTGGAGACGCCACTCAAACTGACTTAATTAAACAGAATGAAAGAAACGGTATTGCCGACTTCATGAAAGTTCTTCGCATCATGCCTTCGTTTGATGTAGTTGAATTTGGCGTTGAAGATATTGTTCGCTCTGGTTTAGTTAAAGAATATATCATTGCTAAATCTGAACTAAATCTCTAATGCAATTTACTCATCATAATTTTCTAGGTGAAATTGAACTAAACAAAAAAGAACAGAATGGCATCCGTCTCTATAACCTTCCAAATGGAGACTGGGTGCCTTCTATTACGTCTGTAACTTCTTTTTATAACCGACAGATCTTTGCAAAGTGGAGAAAACGTGTTGGTATTGACGAAGCGAATCGTATTACAAAAAAAGCCACTAGACGTGGAACAGATTTCCATGAAGTGGCACAAGACTATCTCTTGAATAAAGAACTTGACTGGAACAATTATCTTCCAGCATCTAAGTTTATGTTTCATCATTTGAAACCAGAATTAGATAAGATAAATAACATACACGCAATCGAAAGAACTCTCTATTCGGAATACTTCGGACTCGCTGGACGAGTTGATTGTATTGCGGAGTACGAAGGAGAGTTGGCAGTCATCGACTTCAAGACATCAAGAAATGTTCTATGCTTCTGCGTATTATGAAATGACAGGTATCCCCATCAAGAAACTCATCACCCTAATGGTAACTCCAGGTGGTGAGATTCAAGTGTTTGACAAAAGAAACAAAGGGGACTATATTAAACTATTAGTTCAATACATTAAAGAATTTGTACATCACAATACTAGGACAACGAATGGAGAATGAACTAGAAAAAGCGTTAGAAAGCAAGTTCTTTTGCCCTTCAAAATTTTCTCAAGAGATCGAATCTCTTGTGCATGGTGAAGATAGTATGAGTTACATCGATGCTATCGTTTACTTTTGTGAGAAGAATAACGTGGATGTAGAATCTGTTCCCAAATTAATTTCTAAACCTCTAAAAGAGAAGTTGAAATTTGAAGCGATGGAACTCAATTTTCTGAAGAAAACTTCCCGCGCTAAACTAGTGTTTTAACACTTTTTGCTTTCAATATTATTAAACGTGATGCCATTTGATGCCTATAAACAGTATCTTTCGTTGAAGAATCACTTCACGAAAGAGAAGTATGATTATCACAAATACTGTGGAAAGAGTCGTGCTACAGTACAATCTTTCTATAAAAGAAAAGATAGATTCTGGTTTGAAAAACTAGCACGGAACAAAGACGACAAAGAAGTTGTTGAGTTTTTTGTATCTAACTTTATCACCTGCACTGATCCAAGTAAGCTTTGGATAGGAGAAATGATGAGAGAGGGTGAGGGTAGATACACCGCATGGAAGAAGAGAAATCAGTCTCTTACATATATTTTCAAAGAAGAAGCAGAGAAGTTATTCAATGACAGTAACTTTGATTCCATGTTTACAATGGATGGAACAACTCATCCACAAATGTTAAAAGAATACTTAAGAGACAATGTGTCTATTGAAACAATGGTAATTCTGAATAAAATTCTAGGTTATCAAAATCAATGGGACAAAAAATTGTCCGATCCAGTGTGGGAAACCGTCAGTCTTAGAATTAAAAAATATACACCCTTTCTAAATATTGATGTATTTCGTTATAAAAAGATCCTTAAAGAAGTAGTTTTAAAGTAATGAGTTTTTTCGATTCAGATGTCGTCCGTGCAGAGATGACGGAAATTAGTGAGTTGCAAGAAGACGTTTATAAAAGCGTCTTTCAGTTTCCATCGATGAATACTGATGAGAAACTTTTTCATGTTGCTTTACTGGAGAAACTTCTGGATAAACAGAAGGTTCTTTACACTCGTTTGAGTCTATCAGACGATCCTGAAGCACAAGAGATGAAACAGCGAATTGTTGAATCTGCATCAATGATGGGACTTCCTCCCAACGTTGATATGAATACCATCTTCACTAATATGCAGAAGATGCTTGTGGCAATGAGAGAACAGATTGACACAACTGGTTCTGATCGCTAGAATAACGAAGTCCACAAAAGCCAAATCCAATTAATCTAACAAATCCTATGTCTTTCGCAAATCTTAAAAAGCAATCCAATCTCGGTTCCCTGACTTCTAAACTTGTAAAAGAAGTCGAGAAGATGAACAATACTGGTGGCGGTGGAGATGATCGCCTCTGGAAACCTGAGATGGATAAAACTGGTAACGGTTTTGCCGTTATCCGCTTCCTGCCTGCCCCTGAAGGAGAAGATCTCCCTTGGGCAAAAATGTACTCCCATGCCTTCCAAGGCCCTGGTGGTTGGTACATTGAGAACTCTCTGACTACTATTGGACAGAAAGATCCTCTTGGCGAATACAACCGTGAACTGTGGAATAGTGGTAGTGATGCCGACAAAGACACTGTTCGTAAGCAGAAGCGCAAACTGTCCTACTATGCCAACATCTATGTTGTGCAGGACAAAGCAAACCCACAGAATGAAGGCAAAGTCTTCCTGTACAAGTTCGGCAAGAAGATCTTTGACAAGATCATGGAAGCAATGCAACCTGAGTTCGAGGATGAGACTCCAATCAATCCTTTTGACTTCTGGCAGGGTGCTAACTTCAAACTGAAGATCGTCAAGAAGGACGGTTACTGGAACTATGACAAGTCTGAGTTTGGTTCTGTTGAACCTCTCCTGGACGATGATGATGCCATGGAAGCAATCTGGAAGAAAGAGTATTCTCTGAGTGCTTTGACTGCAGAAGATCAGTTCAAGTCTTATGAACAACTGCAGAACCGTCTTCAGATGGTTCTTGGTAAGCGATCTGCACCTGCCCGTATCGACGAGGAGGTTGCTGAAGAGGACAACGATCGCGGATCGTATACTCCAGACTTCAAATCATCGAAGGCAGCAGGTGGTTTCAACGAACCTGACATCACCCCCACTGCAAAGTCGTCAGACTCTGATGAGGATGATGCACTTTCGTACTTCCAACGTCTTGCCGAGGAGTGATAGCAAAATTAGCTATTAATTCCAAAAATAGGGGAAAAAAATCCCGGCAAAATTTTTACCCCTATTAGTTTTTTATTCGTACAATCTAATATTGTCTGCTCTTTTTGTTGCTGGGATGAGCACTTTATCAACCATGGTGGGACTCACATACTGAGTTCCACCTTTTTTGTATTGCATGACATCATCCATATCATTGAGAACAATATTTAAGAACTCTCTCTTGAGCACGTAGATATTTCTTTTTTTAGTATCGAGATCAAATTCATATTGATAATTTGTCACTTCAGTAGTCGCATTACTTACAGTGATCATTTGATTCGTGGCGGATTCATAGTAAGTGACTGAATGAGTTCTAGGAACTTGTAGTCCAGAGGGAACTATGATGTTGCCTTTAGAATTCTTTACCTCTCTGGTTTCATAATGATGAGTTGCATAAATTTGATCGTGAGTTCCATACTTATTCAATAAGTATTCATTGAATGCATCATTCGTCAGAGGCCATTCATTTTGAATATTCACGATGTTGTTAGAAAGGAGAATTACCCAATCTAATTTTTCATCGCCATAAATTTTACTTGCAACATTATCGGGACGATCATTACCAATAATTTGATATTTTGTAAAATTAGATAAGTCTCTAAAAATATCTTCTCTTAATTTTGCCCTTTTGAAAAGGTTTTTTACAGGTTGATATTCAGAAATGATCTGCTCATCAGAATTTCTGGTAACATACTCGAACTTTGGGACGTAGCGGAAATAATTTGGCATTTTAGAATCCTATACCTGGAATGTCTGCACCAGCTGGACGATAATCGTCCTCTGTGAGCGGAGTGAGTTCTTTGAATGATAAAGCCATTTCATAGGAAGTTAAAGTTCTTTCATTATCAGTGTAAGTCATATAAGATCCATCTGGTGTATAATTCACAGCACAATTCACCAAGGCACAATCTTTAATTCGTCCAATTGATTGGTGAATATCTTCAACCCCATTATTTTTATAAGCTTGATACTTAATAGAAAAAATATTTGGAGATTTCAAGAAAGTGGAGTCTGCAGTTGATTTTACAGACATTCCTTGCTTAAAGAATCTAATAATTTGTCTGACACTATTTGCTTCAGTTGTATTTCTAGGAGACATTTTAAAAACAAACGAAAATTCTCTTAGATTTGGTTTATTGAAGAGTAATTCAAGGTTTGGATTTAAGATTGCCCCAGTTGTTCTTGAGAGAAGTCCTTGAGTGCTGGTTGCTTCTTGTGCAAGATACACTTTTAACGCATTACCATAAGCCTCATTCTTTCTAAATGCCTCTGAAGCTTTTCCAAAAATATTACCAATATTTTCTCCAAGTTGCTCTGCTGGACTGTCCATAAGATTGAGAGAACCTCCAACTACAAATGCTTGGAAGGCATTTAATTCTCCATCGTTAAAATTAACAGAGTTAGAGTCTGATATTCCACTGGGAATTGGTAGTGTCACAGATCCTGTGATCTGCCCACTATCTCTTCTTATAGATCTTTGTCCTAATGCTGTGTTAATTATAGATCCCTCATTTGTTTTCATTTCAAACTTAATTGTGTCTTGCTTATTTGTCGCTAGACTCTGAGGATAAAATAAAACTGGATAAGAAGTTCTTACGTTAGTTGATTCTATGTTATAATTAAGCTCTCTTTCTACATTAACTGGAGCTTTCGATGGTTCTAAACCATCTTCTATTTCATTTGATTGTTGATCTGGATCTGCTTGAGGAATTGATGCTCCACCTAAAGCATCAGATGCTGATGAATTATCATTAACACCTCTGTCAACAACAACTGGAATAGTTCCAGGAGTATACTCTCCTGAAACTATATCATCATCTGTAGCTAGACTATTTGTAATTCTATTTCGTAAATTGATATTCATCATAGAATTTCGATCTACGAGAGTCTTCCTTAAATCAGCACCAGCTTCTGCAGTATATGTCCATCTTTCACCTGCATTCTGAGTTGCTACTACTTTTTTAGTTGTCCCCGTATGGACATAAAGTGTTGTCTTTGTGCTGTTAGGTATGTACTTTCCATTGCCATCAACCTGAACCGTAGTTTCTGCTGACATTGTTAGGTTGACAGGTGTTGCCCCACCTTTATTGGTAGTTGAATATGGTGCTTTCGCGGTGTTTATTGTCTTTGTTGTTGCCACGATAATGCAGTTTTTATTTATTTATAGGCGATTGTGTAATATGCGTAATTTATGTCACGCAAATCATCAATTTCACTATTTCTTACAGAATGAAGACTTCCAGGAATTTCTTCCCAGGTATAGTTTCTAACCTTACCCCAATGATAATTTAATCCCTTAAATCCCCATCTTTGAACCTCAAGGCAGGCAATGAGGGGATGTTGATCATATTTCAAATTTTCTGTTTTTGCAGTGTATATAAAGGTATAATAGTCTCCAACATCAGGAATCAATTGAGTATCAGTTAGAACACTCATAATCTCAAGCATCATATCTTCTGGATCTGACATTGATTTGAGGCGATCTTTAATTGAAGAAATTCGATTACTACCAACTTCCTCTTCAAATTGAAATTCATCTACCTTTTTTTGCTGCGCCATTGTTTAATACCCAGTTCTTTTTCTGTGATAATCTTGAATTCAACGCCATTATCTAAACAAAACTCTGCTGCTGCTTTCCATTTTGCTTGATTGACAGCGTATGTCTTTGCCTCATACAAGAATGATTTAGTAATGCGCTTGCCTTGTTTGGGAGGTTGTGTTTGTTTTGCTGGTTTAACCTCAACTACATACTTTTTGATTTTTCCACTGGTTTCTTTCACTTCAATCAAAAAGTCTGGAAAGTAACGATGTACTCTATTGTCAGCAGGAGAAACATAGGGGATGCTAAATTCTTCACTTGCCCATTTTAGAATATTTGGGTTTGTATCACAGTAGTTACAAAACTTGCGTTCCCAACTACTACGACATATAATGTTCTCAGGATCACCTTGATATTTTTGGGGATTTGATGGTTTAAATTTACTTTTTATACTTTCTCCCATTTACCTGTCTACATAATATACCGGTAAAGTATTTATAGTTAGATGACAGCCCGTCCAAGTCGTAAAAAACTATCCGATTTAAAGGCAACAATTCTCAGGCCTGCAACAACATCTAATTTTCAGTGTTGGTTTGATCCACCAACCGCTGTTAAAAACTGGTTATCCAGTCGAAGTGCCGCAGGACTATTGCCAAAAAATTATACTGGAAATGAAGAATTTTATTCTTTGTCGTGTTCAGACGCATCACTTCCTGGATCTACACTAGCAACTCATGAATTGACAAATGATCATAGTGGTTTGACAGAGAGACATGCATATAGAAGACAATATGATGATAGAGCAGAATTTAGTTTTTATGTAGATCATGATTACAATCCAATTCTTTTATTTGAAAACTGGATGGCATTTATTGCAAATGAGCGAATAACTGAAGAAGCAGGATCTTCATCTGTAAATGATTTTCTTAGATATTCATATAGAATGAATTTCCCTGAGGGGACTGGAGGATATATGACTGAGATTAAAATCAATAAATTTGAAAAAGATTATACTGGAAGATATCTACAGTATAAGTTCGTGAAGGCATTTCCTATTAGTATTAATACTATGCCTCTCTCATATAATTCTTCAGAACTCTTAAAAGTCACAGTTTCTTTTACATATAGTAGATATGTGATAAACTATATTGGTGGTGGTGGTGCAAGAGTTGATTCTAATCAGAGCGCCTTTGAACGTAATTTAGATAGTTTAACTGGGGGAGATAATCCAATTCCAGGAACCTTTAGTGCAGGTTTAACTGGAGCAGGAACAAGACGAGAATTATATGATATTAATTCAGGAAGGATCGATGTTCCAACCACAATTCCTGGTGGTGGTGCTGTTGCTTAATAAATAATCACACTGAAAAACTCTATAGGATATTATGCCTTTACCAAAAATTGCGACACCGACGTATGAGTTGGAATTGCCATCTACGGGGAAAACAATCAAATATCGCCCCTTTTTAGTTAAAGAAGAAAAACTTCTTGTTTTAGCATTGGAAAGTGAAGATACAAAAGAAATCACTACAGCAATTAGGAATGTAATTAAAAATTGCATTCAGACGAGAGGAATTAAAGTAGAACAACTTCCTACTTTTGACATTGAATATCTTTTTCTCAATATTCGTGGTAAGTCTGTTGGTGAGGAAATTGAGATTAATGTTCTCTGTCCCGACGATGGAGAGACTTACGTTCCAGTGAAAATTGATATTGATGATATTAAAGTAAGTAAGAGTGAAGATCATACCAATCAAATTAAATTGGATGATAGTCTCGTAATGCAGTTGAAATATCCTTCTCTTGATCAATTCATCAAAAATAATTTTGATTTTAGTAATACTAACAATGTAGATCAGTCATTTGAAATGATTGCATCTTGTATTGATAAAATTTTCAACGCAGAAGAGGTGTGGGTAGGAGAAGATTGTACCAAGAAAGAGATGAATGAATTTCTTGAGCAAATGAATTCGTCTCAATTCAAAGAAATTGAAAAGTTCTTTGAGACAATGCCTAAATTATCTCATGAGGTAACTGTCATTAACCCAAAAACAGAAGTTGAGAGTAAAGTTCTTCTAGAGGGATTAGTAAGTTTTTTCGCATAGGCCTCTCCCATATGACATTGGAGTCATATTTCACACTAAATTTTTCTTTGATGCAGTACCATAAATACTCACTGACAGAGATTGAAAATATGATGCCATGGGAGAGAGACATTTATGTTGAGTTGTTAAGATCTCACCTTGAAGATGAAAAATTAAAACAACAGCAAGCAGCAAATGGGTGATCTGGACGAATTACTTCAAAGCATACAAGAAGAAGCAAAGAGAGAAAGTGCTATCTCTTTGTATGAAGGAACTCGTCAAGACGATTTAGTCGATAAAGAAGTAGATGAAAGGATATTAAGACTTTTAGGACTGGAAGAAGTATTTGATATTGATTATGCAACTTATTTAACTCTTTTAAAAGAGAGAATGGTTGCTGCTAGAATGGCAGATGCTCAGATTCCTACTGAAGAGGCAGAACTTTTAACAAATGAATTTAGAACTGTCAAGAGTAAGGTAGGTAGATTTAAGATTAAAAAGAAAAAAGTTTCTTTTGATGGAACTGGTGGTGGAGGTGCAACAGCAGCGATTTCTCCATCAAGACTCATGCTACCAGGTGGGGTATCAGAATCAGATAAAACATCATCAGTAGATGCTGCACTTTTAAATAAACTTGATGAACTGTTGTCAGTCATTAAGCAGGACTTAAAACTAGACAAGGAAGAAGAAAAGAGAAAAAAAGTAACAGCAGAAAATTTAAGACGTAGAGGAAGTGAAGATAAGTTAGAAGATGGTAATAAAGCCAGTAAATTCTTAAAAGGAGCAGCAAAGAAAGCATTTGCTCCATTTGAAAGTATTTTAGATAAAGTTCTAAAGTTCTTAGGTTTTACTGCGTTAGGATTTGTATTTGATAAGTTTTACAAGTGGTGGACTAATCCAGAAAATCAGAAAAAAGTAGAATTACTTGGAACCTTCTTAAAAGATTGGTGGCCTGCTTTAAGTGCAGCAGCACTACTGTTCCTTACACCATTTGGAGCATTTGTGCGTGGAACAATAAGACTATTAAGGACACAACTTCCAAGACTTTTGCGTTTAATCGCTAGAAATCCATTAGCAACTGTTGCCCTTTTAGGTGCTGCAGGTGCGACAACATCTGCAATTAAAGTCGAACAACGACGTGAAAGACTTGATAAAGAGGATGATGCATCAGTAGTTACTCCAAAAGAGTTTCTTGAAGAGAAACAAACACCAGGTTATGGACAATTAATGGATGAGTCAATACTTCAAAGAGGTTTTGGTGGTGGTGGATTTGGAGCTTTTTCTCAAGGAGGAGTAATTTCGCAGTACCCACAATACAAATTTAGAAACCGTGGAATTCTTGCTGCAACTCAGGGCGCTAAAATAACAACTAATAGTGGACAAGAAATTACTGGTGCTGGTGTTGACACTCAACTCATTGCAGCTCAACCAGGTGAGATGATTATGCCTGTGTCTACGGTGAATCAATATGGTGCTAATTATTTTATGGACTTGATTCGCTCCTCTGGTAAAACTGGTAAACCGAAGATGGTTAATAACATCCAGTTTGCGAAAAGTGGTGGAATGGTTGGTAATGTAGTTAATAACATTCAGTCCATGCAGAGTGGTGGAATGGTTGGTAACATAGTTAATGCGCTTAGTTTCCTTCCTGGAACTGGCACCGTTATGGCACCCATGGCATCTCAGGGTACATATCAAGATGAAGGAACTGTAATGTCAAAATTCCTTGGTATGAATGTTCCAGGTAGTTTAAGAAGACAAAAATATTCTGACATGGATGTGCAAAGATATAATAGATCTGACACTGGAGATCCAACAAGATTTTTGGAAAAATTTAGTGCTCAAGATACTCGATCTGATAGTCTCAATAAAATTTACGGTAAATTTGGACAAGTACCAACATCTCCTGCTGTCAGATCTAACCGTCGTGCAGTGCCCGCACTTCAAATGTCAGAGAGTGATAGGAATAAAAAATTTGTCGGAGAGTCTTTCAAAAATTTACCACAAAATATAAACACATTAAAAAGTGCTGCTCAAAGACAGCGTGAAATGTTAAATCAAATCATGCCTGGACGTTTTGAAGGATCTATGAACATGCGTGGACAACCATTAAACATGGGCCCACAGTCCTCTATTGCTCCTGTAGGAACACCAGTTGTTAGTTCTGAAACTAAAATGATTGTGCTACCACCTCAAACCACTGTTGCAAAGAAACCTGATATTCCAGTCAAAGAGGGCAGTGACATTCCTCAATTTGACATCATTGCAAGTTCTGGTGGACGAAGCAGAGTGATTTCTGCACTAGGTATCTCAGATTTGGTAGGTGCATGATATGGCATATGTAAGCACTCAAAAATTCCTACCATCTACAAATACACTTAGATCTAGATCTGCACTTGTGCCAACTTCTGGTTCTAAAGTAGATTCTTCTAAACTTCTTCCAGCAGCAGGTGGACAAAGTAAAGCGGCGACTAAGGTTGGAGAAATCGTCAATGTTTATACTAAAAAAATAAATTTAAAGAAAAAAACATCTCAGTCTGATGAGAAACAAAAAGAAAATGTAAAGAGAAGGAAAGTAGAGGATAAATTAGAAACAAAATTAGCAGAGAAAAGTGAATCTGATTTTGGATTGAGAATTCCTGGAGAAAGTTTAGTTGATAAGATTTTAAGATTTATTGGATTTACTGCTCTTGGTTTTATAGTAGATAAATTTGCAAAATATTTACCCACTTTTAAAAATTTAGGAGAGACTCTTCAACCCATCATTGATGGAGTTGGAGGTTTTATAAAGGTAGTTGGTGGTGCTGCCATCACATTTGTTGAGAGAGGATATGCAGCAGTTAACGCCGTTAATCAAGTTATTGGAAATATTGGTGGAGAAGATGCTCAAAAAACTTTTAATGATGTTTTATCCAACTTAACTCTTGTTCTGAATGGTGCTATTATAGCAGCAACGATTGGACTATCAACTCGTCCAGGAAGGGGGTTTGGTGGACGTGGACGCGGAACTAGATTTAATAATCGTGGTATAGGTACTAGTGGATCTGCTATAAGAAGATATACACAGAGATTTGGCAGAAGAGCTGCTGAACAGAGATTTGGAAGAGATACCGTCAGAAGCTTGGGTGGCAGATTTGGACGTAGTGGACTTACTAACCTTACAAGAGCAGGTGCTGCTAATGTATTAGGTAGAGGTGGACTTAGAGCAGCGGCTAAAGTCATTAAACCGCTTGTGTCCAGATTGCCAATCATTGGTGGACTTCTTGAATTTGCTATTTCCTGGGCAATTGGAGATCCTATCGGTAAAGCAGCGTTCAGAGGTATTGGTTCTGTTCTTGTTGGTGGTATTGGTACAGTAATTGGAGGTCCTATTGGTGCTATCCTTGGTGGTATGGTAGGTGGTGAACTTGGAGGACTTCTTTATGATGCATTCTTCACTGGGAAACCTATAAAAGATAATCAAACTCCTGCAGCACAATCAGGATATAATGTCACTAGAGGGGGGATGACTCAGAGTGGAGTCACCAGACAAATTCAAGGACGAAGAGTACAACCAAAAAGGAAACTACCACTTACTAAAGTAACCAGTCAAATAACAGTACCCAACAGGAATATAACTGTTGATTTTGATGATAAAACCATAGAAAAACTTACAAAATCCTCTCAGGCAACAAAATCTGTAGATGTGATGTCATCAGTATTCACATCATTATTTGGATCTATTATTGATATGTCTGTGGGACAAGGGTATAAAGCATCACTTCCCAACGAAGTAGCAAATTCTTTTACCGCAGAACTTGAACATGCTACAGGAATGTCTCTGGGTAGAAGAGTTGTTGCATTTTTAACGGATAAAATTGATAAATCATTAAGTATCACCCAAACAAGAATATTCGCTGGCATTTCCACTACACCCACTCCTATACGAATTCCAGTTGAACCATATGTAGATCCCGCTGCTCCCAGGAGTGGGCCAGCTTCAGGTGTTCAAGAAGATCCTCAACAACCTGGAGTTGATTTTACCCCTGCTGGTGGTAATAATAGAGCAGTCTTCCCTGGAGAGGTTGTTGAAATTGGACATCAATACAATCCAAATGCAACAGGTGGGGATGGTAGAAAAGGAGCTGGATATGGTAATTATGTTGTGATTAGAAGTGAAAATCCTCAGAAACCAGGATCTCTCTTTGATGGACTGTATGCACACTTTCCCGATGGGGAGATTAAAGTCAAAGTGGGTGATAAGGTGACTGTAGGACAAAACCTTGGAAGAATGGCAACTGCCGCAGAATATGCAAATCCTGTGACAAGAAAGAGGGTTGGTAGTGGAACTGGCGCTCATACAAGTCTTGATTTTTTCATGCCTAATACGAGTACTCCGTATTTGAATTATAAAGATGACTTGGTTCCTTATGTTGATCCAACCTTTGGTAATCAATCATTTTTGCCCCAAAATATGCGTCCTTCTACTGATTTACAACAAAATACCTCATATTCCACTGCATCTGGAATGAGAATACATGAAAAAAATACTGTTATTCTACAAAAAGAATTTGTTATTTCCTAGGTAAATAGTTAAAAAAATAAATGACAATCGATTCTCTAACATATAACAAATTTGAAATTTTTTCTAACGAAGATTCAACTTCAGTGGATCTTCGTGCGGGAGCTCCTTTATTAGAATATAGAGAGAGTGTATTTACTCCGTATGTGATGGCAACGTGTGCCATTGTAGATACTGGCGCTACTGTTCCTAAAGATGGAAAGTTAGTGAGTATATTAGAATCGATTAAGTGTCAGGGAGGAGAAAAAGTTTTACTCTCTGTCACAGATAATAGGGGTAACAAGATTAATTTATCTGAAGAAAATAGTTTGAGAGTTGCTGTTGTTAACAATATAAACGAAACTTTTAGAACACAGTCATTTACTATGACGTTGTTCTCTCCAGAATATATTGAAAATTTGGATGAATCTAATTATTGCTATGAATTGTATTCTGGAAGAGTATCTGATATTGTAGCACGAGTGATTGGATCTAACCTAAAATCTCAAAAACCACTCATAGGAATTGACGATACTAAAAATGAAATTTCTGTGCATGGATTGGGGAAAGAACCTTTTAACTTTTTGACAGAGTGTCAGATGTTGAGTGTTCCAAACGAGTCTGGTGAAAGTGGCAGCAGCAATACAATGGCAGGATATCTCTTTTGGCAAACATCACAAGGGTTCAATTTTAAATCACTTGATCAAATATTTAAAACTACTGGATCATATTTGAATTATAAGGATAGTAATGGTAATAGAGTAAAACACTATGTTGAAGCATTCTCTCCAAATAGATTGCCTGTTGGATTTGATGATCAAATTGTTCATTCATCATTCAACAGAACGATTGATTTGATTTCTCAGTTTAAATCTGGAGGATATGGTGCTAGATTAGAAACGATGGATCATATTACATCCACATGGAACGCTGACAATGAACTCACTCAAGAGGGAGAAAGCAACCGTATTTCTGCAGGAAAGAATCTTCCAAATCTTGGAGAATATTCAGGTAGAATTACAAATAGAATATCTGTATCAAAATCAAAAGGACAAGCAACAATTGCTGGTGACAGTTTACAGAGTCAGGTTGAAAAGACAGAAGAAGCTCAGTATGATGTAGACGAAATCATACTTCAGTCAATGCAAAACTATAGGCAGAAAATGAACTTTTCTGCTCAGATTATCATTCCTGGTGATTTCTCCTTACATGCAGGAGATTTGGTTTATTGTGAATTCAGAGAACTTTCTAATGACAAAACCACTCTTTCAAGTAGGGACAGAAATAGTGGCATATATATGATAGCAGATCTATGTCATTTCGGTAACAAAACAAAAACTTTTACTGGATTGCATTTAGTAAGAGATTCCTACGGAGTAAAACAAAGCAATGGATAGTATCGAACAGCACATTGAGAAGGACAAAGAAATCCTTCAAGATCCCACAACGAATCCACAAATGCGTCGTCACATTGAGGGCGAATTGCATGAATTGGAGGAATATGTAGAGCATCACAAAAAAGAGATTGAAGCTGGTGATCATCATGATCCCACATATCTCGAACTTTTCTGTGATCAGAATCCTTCCGAACCTGAGTGTTTAGTATACGACGACTGAGTGTAAATGCCCCTTCCCCAGAGAATACAAGTACAACCTTATCAAGCCATTTATGGACAAGTTGTGGGCGAATTCCGCAACTTGACGGTAAAGAGTGCCAAATATAGTAATGAAGGGAATCCAGCAACTATATCAGAAAGATATAAGGTAAGGATTTTTGGAAGAACTCGTCCTGGTGAAGCAGATTCAAATTTACCTACTGCCAAAATAAGAAGTGTTACTTCTGGGCTTGGTGCTAGAACTTTTGGGCTAGAACCAATTTTAGCACCTAACACTTTTGTTGAGTTAGAGCAAGATAATGGTGGTAATTGGTGGATTGTAAACACTCTTAAGAATGTACCAGAAACCTTAAAAAAACTATCATTTAAGGAGGGAGAACCTTCTAGTGGATTTCCTCCAGGATCGACAGTTCCACAAACTCATGTAAATCCTGGTGGATCTGGAACAGTTCCCGAACGTCCAGGTGCAGTAGAACCAAGCAAAGAAGGAGAAAAACAAAACAGCGAAAATAAAACTGAAAATCTTCTCACTGCATGTAAAAAGGTTAATGTTGATGCAGTCAATTCCGAAATTCAAAAATTAATTCAGGATGTTGAAAACATAAGAACGGGATTACTTGGTGAAGATAGTTTTCTTCAGACATCTTTAACTGCAGTAAATGATTTTCAAGATGATATCAATGAAAAAATTAATAATGCTTCCAAGAACATTGCACAGTGGACTGCTTGGTTAGTTCAAGAAATAAGAAGGTTCGTACTTAGAAAAGTCAATGGTTCTGTCAATAATTTAATGGGAAATGCCCCATTATCTACAAGATTTTATGTAAATTTTGCAAAAAAGAATGCTCTTAATACTATTTCTTGTATATTTGTCAGATTACTTGCCAATATTGAAAAATTAATAGGAAACGCACTTAAAGCAATTGTTGATAAACTCATCAATACTGCAACATGTTTGGTTGAGGGTTTTGTCTCTCAATTTGTTGGACAAATTATTAATCAAGTTCAGGGACTTATTAATGGTGCTCTAGGTGAACTTTCTTCTTTACTTGGATCTGTTATTTCTTTTACAACTGAAATTATAGATTTTGTTATCTCGATTTTAGATTTCTTAAAATGTAAACCAGAAAATATTTGTCCGCAAACAGAAAAATGGAATCCTTTGGAAGGAGGAGAACCAGAGGTATTAGATTTAGATTTTGGACGTATCTTTGAGAGTGCAAGAGGAATTGTAAATCAGGTTGAGGGATTAGTTGATTTTGGTGATGATATTGAAAACGTTGTAGACAACTTTGAATTCCTGTTTGATTCTGGTGGAGTTATTCAAAATTTAATTAACGGTTGTAATCAGTTTACAGGGCCTCAATTGTGTGGCCCTCCCAATGTTGTTTTTTGGGGTGGATCAGGAAGCGGAGCAGCAGGAAATGCGGTTATCAATGCAGTAGGAGATATTGTTGGTGTTGATTTAACAAGTTTTGGTGATTATACCGAAGCACCATTCATATCACTTCAAGATAATTGTGGTAATGGTGTAGGCGGAGTCTTAGTACCAATACCAGGATATTATTTGGGCCCATTCGATCCTGATGATGATGACGACACTGATCCCCAACCAACAGAACTACCAGAACCACCAGATGGTGAAGGTGGCACCGTTGATCCACCACCACCCCCACCAGGAGATCCAGAAGATCCAGTGCCACCTCCACCATTGCCACCAGTGTCAGTACCACCACCAGGTCCTCCTGACGACGTTACTGATCCCCCAGATGATCCCCCGCCACCATTTCCTCCCCGTCCTATAAGACTTCCAGGGCCTGAAGTTCCCCCAGATCTAGTCATTCCCCCAGGAATTGATCCTACTCCTAGAACAGGAATCGTTGATGTTATTGTCACTGATCCTGGTTATGGATATCTTCCAACTCCAGATGGTTCTACTGGAGGAGGAGGTAGAGAGTGGGCAGATAGATGTCAGACAGCAGTTCAAAGAGCAAATGGAGACTATGATACTCCATATTCTGAGGGAGATGTAATTCGTCTTTACTTTGGAGACTCAATTACATTACCAGCACAACCAAGAATCACTATTGATTGCGATTTTACAATAGATGATATTCCTGGTGCGATTGAAGTTGGAGAAAAATATTGCTTCAAGGACATGACTGGATTTGATGAAGGAAATATCTATGTAAATCCTATTCAAATTAGGAGCATGGTTGGGTTTGATGATACTAGAGGATCTAGGCCAGAAGTCACTCCACCAATTTCTATTGAACATCAAAACCTTGTGAGGAGTTTGGCACAAACTGAAAGAGCACAGGAGTTATTTGCTTTAGAAAGAGAAGCTCTGGAACGCGGAGAAATCTTTGATTTTGGGCGTCCAGATCAGTTTGGATTTACAAATGACTACCCATATGCTAAAGAACTTGGATTCAGTGACACAGATATAAGATTCTATATTGAAGGATTCTACTCTAGACTCCTTGGAAAACGTGTCGGGCCTTTGATGCAACTCAAGTTAGAGGATCCAAACTTTGGCCCTATTCCTAGAACAGCGTATTTTCCTAGTGGTATCGGTATTTTTGATTGTGAAAACGACTATAGACGTGCTATTGAATTAGGATTTAATGATATGGACATTCGTTATTACCTAGAAAACATCTATACAGGACAACTTGATGAATGTATGGAGGGTAAATTAGCTGATCCTACATGGGGAAGAGCACCAGAATATTATGTCTCTGTAACAGCACCTGGATGTCCAGACTTCGAGGATCCTGAAGATGCCTATACCACCATTCCAATTATTGGAGACATTGGAATTATTAATCCTGGATTTGGATATTCTCCTGAAGACACTGCTATTGTTTTGAACTGTTCTGGTGAAGGAGAGTCCTCTACAGTTGTTGAAATAGACGTTGACAATAATGGTAGAATTGTTAATGCAAGGGTTGTACAAACGGGGACAAGTTTTGCTTGTATTCCAGAAATCGTAATAAATACATCAACAGGACACAACGCTGTTCTTCAACCAATTATGAGATTTGAACAACCCATTGCTGGTGGACTTGATGCTGAAGAATTTGATGGTGAGGTTATCCAAGTTATTAATTGTGTAGGTAAGGTATAATGGCAGAACAAAATATCACTAATTATAGGCCTATTGGTACTGATGAAGGTATCATAGAATTTGGCGATGTAATGAAAAATAACTCCAAAATGGCAGTTATTATTCGTCGTATCTTCCCATCAACATTTCAAAGATCTCAATATATTGGACTCCAGATGAGTGGTAGACTTGATGGAAGTATTATTAATAGTGCTCCATCAGTTTATACTGTTCTTTGTGGAGAAAAACCAGTTAATGATACTGCCATGTTCTGTAGAGCAGAAAATGGTGACATTATTCTCTCTGCCCCCAGGGGTAGAATTAGAATTATGGCACAAGACATTGATCTTATTGCTTCTGGAAATGGATCTACTAGTGGATTTGTAAATTTAAGAGCAAATTCTTCTATTGATGGAGAAGCACCCACAGTTCAATTTCAAGCAGAGGATGTAGTTTCTCTTGGAGCGGAAAGAGACATGAACCTTAATTGTCCTGGAGAAATTAAATTCTCTTGTGGAGATCACAAAATTGTAGAAGGGCCTGATATCTCTCCTGTTACATCACCATTTGGAAGTGGATCAAACACCCCAGATCAACAGTTAGAAGGACTAATTAAATTGATACAGAGTATAGGATAATATGGAAGTAACAGACGTACATGTAGGAAAACAACTGCAATGTAATTATACGCCTGGTGGTATAGGTGCAGTTCCGCCATTGTGCTATGGATTTGGCCCTACGGCCGTTCCTGGTACAGGATTCTTCAATGGTGGTGTATTGGTTGGAAGTCCTCTTAACTTTCCTATTCCAAACGTACCTAGTGCTACCTTGATGGTTGGTAGAGCACTACCAGTGTCAAATCCTCTTGCTTCAGCAGCACCATCAATTTTTAAGGTATCAAATTTAGCATCTCTAATTCCGCCAACACCAATTGACGTGATGATTGGTGATCCAGGTAAGGGAATCGTTGGTGTTACTGTTAACTCTTTGATGATTAATATCATCAATAAGTCTGTGATTAATGTAATAAGTCCTATAGTGAACGTCACTGGACTTAAAAATCATACTGGTGTTCAGGTTGATACTGGTGCTGAGGTTAAGGTTGGTGCTCAGGCACAAGCAGGTGCTGAAGTAAGAGCAAGTGCTAAAGTTATCGCTGGCCCTCAAATTATTAATGGTTTCTTAATTGTTGATAAGTCGGTTAGTGCCACAAAATTCTTTGGCGATATTAGTGCATGTATTGGTAAGAAAGACTTTGATATCAAACACCCAACAAAAGAAGGACATAGACTTAGATATGTCAGTCTTGAAGGCCCAACCGCTGATGTGTATGTCAGAGGAAAGTTGGAAGACTCAAACGTAATTGAATTGCCTGATTATTGGAGAGGATTGGTAGATTCAGAAACAATTACTGTTAATCTAACTCCTATTGGATGTTTTCAAGAACTATTTGTTGAAAAAATTGAATGGGGTTCTAAAATCATCGTTAAAAACAACGCTGGAGGCCCAATTAAATGCCACTACATAGTTCATGGCGAAAGAGGAGACTGTGAGAAGAACATCGCTGAATATGAAGGATTATCAATTAATGATTATCCTGGCGATAACAGTCAATATAGTCATGGACAAACCATCGTTATGAAGGAGAATTGATAAATGTTATCAACAGAATTAATTAATAAAGCGAATGAAGATATTGAATTTAGGAAAGCAAATCTTAATCATTTACAAAACAAAATCGTCACCTTAGATGGAATAGATAAAACTCTGTATGATCAGGGTATTGTAAAAATAGAAACAGATTTACTTGGGGACATTGAAAACGTAAATAGAGGGTTTGCTGACGTTTCAAACGCTTATCAAGATCGTATTGATAGTGGATGTAGAACTGATTTGTTCTGGAGATTGGTTGGATTCAATAGTTCCTCTACTCCTGTTTCATATAATCTTGAATGCACTAAACTAAATTCTGGTGGATACAGTCTAACCACAAGTTCTATTGCATCACAAGATGAGGGAGATGATCCTATAGGACTTGGAGCATCAGTTGGATACGTTGGTGCTACAGGAATTGTCACTTATTATCCAGCAAACTCAAACTTTGAGGGCGATCCTGGCGCTGGTGTTGTAGACGATCCATACTTTGGTTTTGATAGAAGAAATAGATATGGACTGAAGTATTATTCAGAACCATATGATAAAGATGTTGGTAACACCGTTGTAGGAAAATTTATTGGTACGTGTGGAGCAGGCAGTACAGTCATTACTGTGATGCAACCAGTTGGACTTGGACTCACACTCACAACAGGACAAATTGTTAGTTGTGCTAAAACCTCAGTAATCAATAGTAGTTCGCCTAGAGAGATTATTGGAATCACAACAGTGGCAGATTTTGATTTAAGAGCAATTCCTGGAATCGGAACTACTGCTGGAACTGTTAACCTTATTGAGGTTGATCTTGCTCTTGGAGATTTTGCGAAAGCACCAGAGGCAGATGGATCTTTCGTTGAATTCACCATCTTAGACGATCCTGATGAATTTAAGGGTATATCTAGAAGAAAATATTCAATTCCTTTTACTAGTAACCCGTTTTCTCCGCAGACAATTAGTGTTGCAAGCACTGAAACTGTGGGAACTGGTGTATCAGTTTTCCTTACTCAGACTGGAGACTTACCAAATCAACGAAGTTGGGATCCTGGTTTAGAATTGCTTGGCACACCAGAACCTAAAGTTAGTGCTGGACAAGAATTTTACAGGGTAGGTTTCGGACATGCTCCAACTACTGGTGTTGGTGATGAATTAGCAGAAGAGGGTGATCTACGAACAGTTACAAGTCTATCATTGGGCATATACACTGAGTTAGACGATTGTTCATCTGATATTGAGAATGCAATTACGAACTCGCTGGGAATTTCCAGTACGAGAGAAACTGATTTTACTGGTGTTGATTCAGAAACTCAACTAAAACTAGACGCATCAAATGCTCTCAGAACTGAAAGAAATCAAATTCAACTTCAAATTCATGGTATTAGAAAAATTATTGGTGAAGAAAATGACAAAATTGATAAGTTGGAACAATTAATCACCTATATTAAAAACAATACAATTCGCGATTTAGTAGAATGAAAATTTATCACGGTAGAACCAATAAAAAACTCATCACTCTTCCTCAGGAATGGGAGGAAGAGGTTGATCTATCCACAGTGTCAATCACTTTGGCACAGGTGGGTGCTAATCAGAATTTACATGTCAAAAGGCGTCAAGGACTAGAAATTCATTTGGAAACCAATGGACTTCCAGTGGACTGCTACTATCAGGTTATTGGAGATCTGCTTGACAAGGACAAGTAAATACCTTATAATATGCAGGTAATCAAACGAACCCAATGCAAGATCACGAAGACGACTTTCTCTCACGTTGCGTCGTCGATCCAGTAGCCCGTAAGTTTTATCTTTACTCTGACAATGGTGGCGAACGTGTCATCGATTGCGAAACTGTAGATCAGTTTATGTCAGTTCTTGAACTGGTTAGAGAAATCACCCCTGAAGACGTTCTTGCATATGCTAATCCACTCTGAGTCCCTTTATAAACAAATCCTGATCTGCAACGAATATGAGGCCAGAAACCAGACAATCTATGGAAATGTTATTCGCAGCGAAATGGAATTTACCAAAAGCAGCGAAGAACTGCAATCTAACGGACAAGGAGATGAAGATCACCTTCAATGAATATTGCCGTCTCAATCCTCCTACCTGGGAAGGGGAGTGATTTTTTGGGAGTGTGGCGGAATCGGTAGACGCACCAGACTTAAAATCTGTTGAGAATTAATCTCGTGGGGGTTCAAGTCCCCCCACTCCCATACCTGCGCTAAAATAAATAAAGACGGAGTGAAAATTCCGTTCCGATGAAATATCGAATCGACGCCAGGTATGTTTGGTATGATGGAGGCAAACAAATTGTCTTAATGTATTTCATACAAGGTTTTCCATTTACCTATGATGATGTCCCACAAGGGGGTTTGTATGACATGGATTTAATACGTCTTGCTGACGCTGAAAAAAGATGGGAACCAGAAGAAGTCTATAGATGTTCAATGTATCTCATTGCAGAAGAAGCAAATCCTTTAGTTTTTGAAATGGAAGATCTCATTGAGAATCCAGAGTGTATGCCATCCGAATATTAATGCCCTTGTAGCTCAGTGGTAGAGCAACGCTTTTGTAAAGCGTAGGCCGTCCGTTCAAATCGGATCGGGGGCTTGACTATTTTATCTGAGGTAACTATGAAAATTAATCTCTGGTACTCAAAAAGTATGGAACAGTGGAGATGGACTCTCTCTGAAGAGTTTAAAAATGGTGTCACAAAGTTAGAACAACATTCTGGACAAAGAATTTATCTGCGTGATGCAATGGAAGATGTTGCCAAAACTGTAGAGTATATGTTAGATGAGCGAGAACAAAAAAAATAAATTTTATATTGAAAGAGTAGATAAAGATAGTTGTAAAAGACTTCTATATAATTACCACTACTTGAAGGATGAATCTAAAGATTTTAAGTCTGGGTACAACTATGGACTTTTTAGACACGCCGACTGGGACTGTCCTCTTAATATTGGTGGGTGTCTTGCCGTTTGTATTTTTACTGGGCTCCCTGTTCCTGAAGTCGCCAAAGGAGCATTTGGATTAGAACGTAATCAGCAGGAGGGATTGTTTGAACTCTCTAGATTATGTGTTGATCCAGAACTTCAAAAGGAAGAATACAACATTACATCTTGGTTTGTAAGTAGGTGCATCAAACAATTTAGAAAAGATGCAAATGTTCGTTCTATATTAAGTTATGCAGATTCCTCCCATCACCCAGGAATCATCTATAGAGCAACCAACTTTAAATACTATGGGTTGACTGATGCAAAGAAAGATTTTTATTATGCTGATGGGACTAAGCACTCCCGTGGATCCATGAAAGGGGAAGAAGGTGAATGGAGAGAAAGAAGTAGAAAACATCGATACTTGATGGTTTTTGATAAATCCTTAGATGTGCTTTGGGAGGAGCAGAAATGGATGTGATAAATAACTCATAACAGAAATATAGTGCGAAGAAGATGCCTCTCAGTCGCTTAGATAATTTCCTGAAGAATGCCCGTGGTAACATCTTATATGTAAATCCCAATGACTTGGATGCTACTGATAGTATTCAAAATCAAGGTAATTCTTTAGCCCGTCCTTTTAAAACAATCCAAAGAGCACTGCTTGAGGCAGCCAGATTTTCTTATCAGAGTGGGTTAGACAACGATAGATTCAATAAAACAACAATCATGCTCTACCCTGGAGAGCACGTTGTTGACAACCGTCCTGGATGGATTCCTGATGGTGAAAATAATTATAGGTTGCGAGACGGAACAACATCATCTGACTTTGAATCACTATCCTTGACGAGCAACTTTGATTTATCTAGTGATAGCAACGTTTTATATAAACTGAATAGTGTTTATGGTGGTGTTATTGTTCCAAGAGGAACCTCCATCGTTGGATATGATCTTCGTAAGACTAAAGTTCGTCCAAAGTACGTTCCTAATCCAGAGAATGATAGTATTGAGAGATCTGCTCTCTTCAGAGTAACTGGTGGATGTTACTTCTGGCAGTTCTCCATGTTTGATGGAGATCCAAACGGAACAGTGTATAAGGACTATTCGACAAATATCTTTGTTCCTAACTTCTCTCACCATAAACTTACATGTTTTGAGTATGCTGATGGTGTTAACAAAGTAAAAATTGATGATTCATTTATCAGTAGCTTTGATGCTGATAGAACTGATCTTGAGATGTATTATCAGAAGGTTGGTTTAGCATATGGGCCTTCTTCTGGTAGAGAGATTCAACCAGATTATCCTTCTTCTGGACTTGATATTCAACCTAAGATTGATGAATATCGTATTGTAGGCCCTACTTCTGGATCTGTTGGAATCACTAGCATCAAAGCAGGTGATGGTGCAACATCGTCTACAACTATCACAGTCACACTTGAATCAGGAGTCACTGGATTAGATGTTGACACTGCAATTCAAATTGATGGAATTACTGCCACTGGATATGATGGGCAATTTGTTGTCAGTGATGTTTTAGAAACTGGCAGCACAGGAACAACTAAGTTCTCTTACATTGTTTCAAACTCTCCACTTAATCCTCTTCCATCTGTCACTGGATCTGAGGTAAAACTGAATGTAGATACGGTAACATCTGCATCTCCTTATATCTTCAATATCTCTCTGAGATCCGTATTTGGTATGTGCGGACTTCTTGCAAACGGTAATAATGCAACGGGATTTAGATCCATGGTTGTTGCACAGTTTACTGGTATTGGACTGCAGAAAGATCCAAACGCATTTGTCAAGTATGACACATCAAGTGGCGAATACAAGGACGCCACATTCACAGGAAACGAAAATATTAATACCGACTCTAGAGCGGTTTATAAACCATCATATTCAAACTTCCACATCAAGTGTGAGAATGACTCTATTCTTCAACTTGTATCGATCTTTGCTATTGGTTATGCTGAGCACTTTGTTGCTGATACTGGTGGTGATCAGTCTGTAACCAACTCTAACTCTAACTTTGGTGCAAAGGCACTGATTACGAAGGGATTTAAGAGAACTGCATTTGCAAGAGATGATGTTGGATATATTACAAACGTCATTCCACCTAGAGTTAACGAAAATACTGATGTTGCTATTGAATTTGTAGCACTTGATGTTTATCAAACTGCTGCTGGTATTGCATCAACCAGTCGTCTATATCTTTATAATGAAACAAACGTTGATGTTAAACCCAACAATGTAATTGAGGGTTATAGGATAGGTGCAAAAGATAATGATAAGTTAAAAGTTCTTATCTCTGGTACTGAGCATTCTGCAAGAATTGTGATGCCAGACACTGAGTTGTCATCGACTCAGAGTACATCTAAGAAGGAATTTAGTGTTGGAAGATCTGCTGGAATCAATAGCATTTCTTCAAATACATTTACCCTTACCGAAGATCACTCCATTCTGCAAGGAGAAAGTGTACGTATCATTGCTGAAAATGGACATCTTCCAGATGGATTAACTGATAATGCACTTTATTATGCCATCACCGATGGAGTTGGTGCTGATGAAATTAAAGTTGCAAAGACACAAAACGATGCAGCGAATGATTCGCCCGTCGTCATCAATAATAAAGGTGGTATCCTTAAAATTGAATCTAGAGTATCTGATAAGAACTCTGGAGACATTGGACACCCAATTCAATTTGATACTGCGGCCTCGCAATGGTATGTAACTGTTGGAACAGCAGCAACTGATAATGGCATCTATCCAACTCTTGTAGGTTTGGGAACGACTGCTCTTGGTGCTGCAACTCCTAGATCGTTTATCAGCCGTAAACCAGATACCAGAACAATTTCGGATACGATTTATCGTCTTCGTTATGTTATTCCTGCTGGTTCTGGAATCAGTTCAGCACGTCCACCGCAAGATGGATATATCATTCAAGACTCTAGTTCTACAACTGGTGGAACTGACACTGAGATTGCAAAATACTTTAGTCCAACTTCTGCATCTCTTAGCAACGTAAATGAACTTAGAAACTTTAAGTTCATTGCTCATGCACATTGGAGCAGTAACACTGCTAATGTTTTAGCAGAACTTCCTCACAAATTAAAAGTTGGTGCTGAAGTTGAGATTAGCAATGTAACAAGTTCTAATAACCCTGCTGGTGTTGGTAATTCTGGATTTAATGGTGTATTCGCTGTTACTGGTATCACAAGTGCTAGAGAATTTACTGTAAGTATCCCTTCTACTGTTGGCCCTGGTACATTTAGCAATAACACTGCCTCTAGAACAACCAGTTTACCATCTTTCTCTGAGAAAAAGTATCAGAATACATTCCAACTTTATAGATCTCAAGAAGTTCAAAGGTATGAAGCTGGAGCACAGGATGGTATCTATCACTTAATTGTTACAAACAGTGGAAACTCTCCCTCTGTTTCACCATTCTCAACTGATAGATATGCTCAGTCAATTCAGTATCTCTATCCACAAACAAACAGAGATAATCCTACAGATGATCCAGTTGCAGCAAAATCTTATGCAATTGCTCAACCAATCGGTGAAGTTGTTGTAGATGATCCACAATCTTCTATCACTAGAGAAACTTACGATAAGTTTATTGATGATAGAAATGCTGGTTTTGGAGTCACATTCATTCAATCCAACTCTGCAGGAACTGCACATACTATCTTCTCTGATATTGATCACGGACTTAACAGAGTTGTTACTGTCAGTATTGCAAGCAGTGGAACTGGATATGGTAGTGGAAGTGCTGGTTACTTCTACAATGCTAAGTTAGTATCTGCTGGTGCTGCTACCACACAGGGTATTAATGCAAGTGCAAGAATCCAAGTTAACTCCTCTGGTAATCTTGTAAGTGTAAGAATTATGGATGGAGGAACCAACTACACTGTTGGTGATTCTCTGCAAATTGTTGGTGTTACTACAAGCGCACCTCACGTAACAGGTATTGTTACTGTAACTGGAATTTACAACAACGTCGGTGACGTTCTTGATCTTAGAGGTGTTGTTCCTAATTCAAACAGCACGTTTAACACACTCTATAAGATTACTGAAGTATCTGCTTCGCAGGAGGTTAAAGTTTCTTCTGCGGCAACTGTAGGTGCTGCAGGTGCAGGAGTTGGACTTACTGACACTGCCGCTGCAACAGCAGTTCTGACTGGACAAGCATTAGATGTAACGGCATTTACATACAATTCCACAACGGGCATTGGTATTGTCACCACTGCTCAGAGACATGGATTGCTTGTAAACAATCAGATTAAGTTGGGTGGGGCAGACAACCCTCTCTATAGAAATGATTTCGTCGTTAAGAAGATCAATTCTCAGAACTCTTTCAATATTAACGTTGGAACTGGAACCACTGCTCCTGCAACTTCTGGAACTATCACTGCTTATAGATTTGGTGCTGCTGCAAACGCAGGCACTATCAATGATCAGGATGAAAACTTTGGTGGAAGACAGTCGTTTGAATATGCTGGTATTACAACCACTATTTCTTCTGCTATTGCCAATGCAACTACCGAAACAATCAACATCAGAGATCTTGATACTTTAGATCTTAAGATTGGTGACTTCTTGAACATTGATAAAGAACTCTTAAGAATCAAATCCACAGTTTCTGGAAGCAGTGCAATCACCGTCTTCAGAGGAGTTCTTGGAACTCAAGCAAAAGCACATGATGATGAATCTGTCATCAGAAAAGTTACATGTCATCCTATTGAATTTAGAAGAAATTCTATCATTCGCGCATCTGGACATACATTTGAATATCTTGGATTTGGCCCTGGTAACTATTCTACTGCACTTCCACAGAGACAAGACAGAACTTTATCTGCACAGGAAGAGTTACTTTCGCAGTCCAGCAAGCAGGACGGTGGAATTAACGTCTACACTGGAATGAATGATCAAGGTGACTTCTATGTTGGTAATAAGAAGGTAAGTTCTGCTACTGGACAGGAAGAAGTATTTGATACTCCAATTCCATCGGTAACTGGTGAGGACATCAGAACTGGACGAGCAAGTGGACTTAACATCGGATTTGATGTTCTTACTCCTCTGGAAGCATCGATCAGTCGCTCACTTAGAGTTGAGGGCGGCCCCGATTCCAATATTATCTCTGAGTTTGACGGCCCAGTTGTCTTCAACAACAAAATTACATCAACCTCCAACAAAGGTATTGAGGCAGCGTCACTCTTCTTACAAGGCGATCAAGGTGACATTACAGTTTCTAGAAAGGTAACTGCTGGAATCTCGACTCCATCTCTCGCAGGTAATGCTGGAGACATCATCTTCAATGCAAATCCAACCAGTGGTGGATACCTTGGATGGATCTACACTGGTGAAAATGACTGGTATCAGTTTGGTGCAATTAGCAATAATCAATCAACTCAGGTTGGCATCTTTGCTCAGGTTGGTATTGCAACAACAACTCCTGGACTTAATACTTTCCAGGTTGGTGCTGGTGCATCTATAGTTGCTGTTGATGGAACTGGTGTTGGTATTGGAACCACAGCAAATAACTTCAAGTTACATGCTATTGGTGATGCTAGAATCACAGGAACATTAGATGTTGGTTCTGCTTCTTCTCTTAGAGGTAACGTCCAAGTTAGTGGAGTTGTTACTGCAACTGCATTTGTTGGAGATGGTTCTGGACTTCTTAATCTTGACAATGATAGTCGATTCAGTCCTACAGGAGTTGGATTTGGAACTGGTATCTTCCCAACTAACAATCTTCGCGTTGGTATTGGAACAACTATTCCTCACTTCCCACTTGATCTTGGAACCACAGGAACTGGAACAACTGACATCAAGGTTAGAAACAACGCGATCATTGATGGCGCTCTGTCCGCTGAGCATGTAAATGTAAGTGGTACTTTAACTGCAACAACTTACACTCTTGAAAGTGCAACCAGTAATATCACTGCTGGTATCATCACCGCATCTAACATCGTTGTTGGTACAGCGTTGTCTACCTCAAGTAGTAACGTTGGACTTGGAACTGCTACACCTAGAGCAAAACTGGATGTAGAAGGATCATCTAAGTTTAAGACTTACTCTGAGTATGTTGAGACACTTGACATTACATCGGGTGTTGTTAATGTTGATCTTTCTATCGCACAATCTTTTGAATTATCTGTTGACGCAGATGTTACCAACTTCAAGTTATTCAACCCACCTTCTGGTGCTACGGCATTCACAATCAAGATCACTCAAGATTCTACTGGTGGATACTCTGTTGGAATTGGTACATTCAAAAACAGTCTAGATAATGATATAGATGTCAAGTTTGGCGGTGGAGTGGTTCCAATTGTTACTACCACGGCAGATGCGACAGACATTTATTCATTCATGACATTCGACAGTGGTTCAACACTGTTCGGTGTAGTAGGAGGACAGAACTTCACATGATAGGGTTCAAGGCAGTAAGAGGAACGCCAACGCCATTAGATCTTAATGGCCCAACTCTTTCATTCTCACAGAATGTAGGATCGATTACGACATGCGGAGTAGCAACGTTTATTGGAATCGCAACGGCAACATTTGCCTCTGGTTCTGATGTTGCTAACCCCGCTGTTGGATTTGGAACAATCGTATATCAATGGTATAAAAATAACGAAGCAATTTCAGACTCTAGTGGAGTATCTGGAACTGCATCAACAACACTCACGGTTACATCACCAACTGATGGTGATTTTTACTACCTTGAAGCAAGATTCAAACCAGGAACAGTCAATGGAATTTCATCGACTGGAAAAGCAAATAATGAACCACTTAAGAGCATAGTTGGCAGTGTTGAAAGGCCTGAAGACATTTCATTCTTAACTCAACCCAGTGACGTTACAACTATCACAAATGATCCTGGAACATTCACTGTTGTTCCAGGCCCAACTGATTATGTGTATGGATATCAGTGGAGTTTGAATGGAGAGGAAGTTACAGATGGAGATATTGTTGATACAAATACGGGAACTGCTAGAACGACAACTGTTTCTGGTGCAACAACACCAACTTTAACACTTACTTCAACAGAAGTTGGTATTCAAACTGTTTCTTGTAGTGTTTCTTCTGTCAACGCATGTAATTCTCCAGTATCATCCAATAATGCAGAACTGGATGTTGTTTCTCCTGATGATGTTACTAGAGCAGTTCTTAAGTATGAAGTTGTCAGAGAGGATGATGATACTTTGTATGAGACAGGAACTCAAAACGTCGTTGATAGTGATCTTACGTTCACATCTACACCATCTAATCCATCTCAATTCTACATATTCTACTCGCCAGAAAAGGATGTTCCCGTTAACATCACACTTAAAGCAGGTGCAGGTGCTGCATTTGGATCAAATCTTGGCGGTGAGGGTGGAGTTTCCACGTTTGAATACACTCTTCAGAGAAACACTGAGTATGTCATCAAGTTGAATCCAACTCAAGAACCATTTGGTGGAAAAGGTGGTGGAGGAGGTGGTGCCTTCTTCTATGAAAAAGCAGTTCTCCTTGCCGCATGTGGCGGAGGTGGTGGTGCTTCCTCTGGTGGTGCTGGTGGAGATGGTGGTGGACTTGGAATTGCAGGACAATCGGGATCTGGTAGAAATAGTGGATCTGGTGGAGCGTTAGTTGCAAATGGAGCATTGCCAACAGTAGGAAATGCACCATCAGGAACGACTGGTGGAAGAACTGCTGCATGTACTCCAGGAGATTACTTTAAGAATTTGGGTATTCCGCCATGTGCAGACACTGATTCAAATACTTCTTATAGAATATCTGATGGAACCTCAGTTGCTGGAACTGCGATTACAATCGCTCGCGGATTTAAAGCAGGTGGAACTCCATATAGAAATAATGGTGGAGATAGCACTATTCAAGATGGAAACACATTTGTTGGTGGTGGAGGATCTGGTGCTGTAGGTGGAGACGCTACAACATCATCAGATTCATCAGGTGGTGGTGCAAGTGGATACACTAATGGTGCAGTAACAATCGATACAGCAACTCTGGGTGGAAATACTGCAACTGAAGCATCTGTTACTATCTCTGCCACTGTATAAATAATAAAAAATAACTTGGGGGAGAGTGAACCCAAATGGGAATTGCAAAGAATTTTGTTGTAAAGAATGGATTAGAAGTTAATTCTAGTCTAATTGTAGCGAATTCAGATACTAATAAGGTAGGTATTGCCAGCACAGGGCCAAGAACTACTTTAGATGTTCGTGGTGGAATTGCAGCGACAGATTTAAACGTCACTGGTGTTGCAACGATCACATCATTTGAAGCGGTTACTGGTATCATTACCAATGGACACTTTGGTAATATTAAAGTTTCGGGTATCACTACAGTTGGTGTTTTTGCGCCAACTGATGTACGTGCAGTCAATGTAAACGCAACTGGTGTTGGCACGTTTGCCGTTGGTGTCATTACCTCCTTAAATGGCGATAATTTAAATTTTGGTGATGTTAATAGTGGTGTTGGTAGTATTGCAGGAATCCTCTTCAAAGGAGGGATAATGACATCTACTGCTCTCGGAGCAGGAATTGTCACATATTTTGGTGATGGTGGAAACCTTTCCAACTTACCAGGTGCATCTCCTGGTGGAGATAACTTAGAAGTTCAGTACAACGCTACATCTGGTGGTGTTGGTGTATTTACTGGAAACAGTGCATTTACATTCAACTATCACACATTAAGATCACCCAGTATTAATGTTTCTGCTGCTGCTACGATCGCAGGAATCACAACTGCCGACGCCACAGGTATTAATGTTACTGGTGTTATCACTGCTACCAGTTTCTCAGGAAATGGTGCTGGATTAATTGGTGTTGCTAGTACAGATAACATACAAACTGCAACTGATGCCACGTTCTTAGCGAACGTTAACATCACTGGTATCACTACAGTAGCATCTACTTTAAATGTTGGCACTGCTGTAACAGCTAACTCTACAGGTATCAATGTTGAGATTGGTGCTGGTACAGGGAATGCAGTTGGTATTATCACAGCGAACTCCCTTGATGCTGCCCTCGGTAGATGGGTATTAGGTGCAGATGGATCTAATCATTACACCTTTACTGGCCCAGGATTTACTGGAGCAGAAAATGATCCTGCACTTTATCTACAAAGAGGTAAAAAGTACCTCTTTAATAATCCAATGGGTGCTCACCCATTTAGGATTCAGACTGATGAAAATGGTTCCGCAGGCACTGCTTATAATGATGGCATTACAAACAATGATGTGGATGACGGAACTCTAATCTGGGATGTTCAGTTTGATGCTCCAAATATTCTTTACTATCAATGTACCTCACATGCTGCTATGGGAGGCAAAATTTACATTGGAAACAGTGGAGAAGACACTACTATAGATCGCCTGACTGTGGTGGGTGTTGCAACGGCACAGGACTTTAATTCACTTTCTGATGTCAACTTTAAAGAAAATATTTCTACTGTTGATAATGCATTATCAAGTGTTGAGCAAATGCGCGGTGTAAGTTTCAACTGGAAAGAATCTGGTGAACCCTCTTATGGCGTAATTGCTCAAGAACTGGAAAGAATTCTACCTGAACTTGTTCATGGAGATGATCCAAAGAGAGTCAATTATAATGGTATTATTGGTGTCTTAATCGAAGCAGTTAAAGAATTAAGTGCTGAAGTTAAACAATTAAAGACTCAAAATCCTAAATAATACTAAGTAAGCCTAGTACTGAACGAAGATGGCAATTAAAATTGGGGGAACTACTATCGTTAATGATAGTAGGGGCGTAACAAATATAACCTCTGGTGTTGTTGTTGGTGTAAAATCCGATGGAACCTATCTTGGTGCAGGTGCAACAACTCTAAACTTTGTTGGATCTGCAGTCAGTATTAGAGCCGTTGACTCTGCGACACTTGATGTTATTGTATCGGGTGGTGGTGGAGGAGGAGCGATTGGCATCTCTTCCAACAGTCTCAATGTTGATCCTGCAGAGAATACTCTTGTAGGCAGTGGTATTACGCACATTAACTTTGTAGGAGCAGGTGCAACTGTTGTTGGTTTAACCACTGCAGTTGTTACTGTTAACAAAACTCTTACAATTGGAAGAAGAACTACAGCTGCATCAGTTGACTTATCATCTACTTCCGCTGCAATTATCGGACTTAGAGACGGATCAACCGCAAGTATCCCTGTATAATTTCTATATTAATTCTCAATCATATATAAATAACCAAGTACAGTCTACAGAAAATGACAGAAAGAATCCCACTAGTCTATAATCCATCCGCGAATCAAATTCAGGAAGTTGCGACTACTGATGAGCTTTCCGTTGGTATTATGTCTGCTTCAGTTTTTTCAACTCCAGCGACAGTTTCAGAAGCTATTACATTATCAAACACCAACTTCAACTATGTGCAAGTGGGGCCTGTGGCAATCTCTGGTGTTGGAACAGTCACCGTTGGTTCTGGTGTCTCTTACGTTGTTATCTGAGGTAAATTAACATGTCGGTTTTAAGAGTAAACAACCTTGTTAACAATGCCAATACTGGGGTAGTTACATTCTCCAAAGGGATGACACTTCCAGCAGGTGTATCAGTTGATGGTGCAATCAATCTAACTGGTGTTTGTACTGCAACATCTTTTGTTGGAAGTGGGGCAAACATCACTGTGACTGGTGGAGTAAGCAACGCTGCTATTTTCGCTCTAACGTTCATTACAGGTTCTTGAGGAATAAAAAATGTCATCAAAAATTCAAGTAGATGAGATCTCGGCTGAAAATGGAACCTCTCCTGTTACATTTCCTCTTGGAGTTGAGATTCCAACAGGATATGCTTTAGATGCTCCACATTTAGTTGTCAATGGAACATTGACTGCAGATTCGTTTGTCGGTGATGGTTCTGATCTCACTGGTATCGAATTTGCCACAGTTGCAAAAACTATCGCCTTTTCCTACATAGCGACATAAGAATATGACACATTTAAAAGTAGATTTTATTACTAACAGAAGTGATGATGGCAGGCCTCAGGTGTCAATGGGAGCATCTATTCCTGATGGACAAGAACTAAGTGGAGCTGGAGGACTTAGCGTCACTGGAGTATGTACTGCTACATCATTCTCTGGAGACGGAACGCAATTGAATAGTTTTAGTAATGCATCTAAAGGTTATGCGATCAAATTAATCATTGATCCGAATCCATTTAAATCATAATTACTATAAATATAAATAATTGAAAACAAATTTAGAAACGAGAAACAATTATGGCTGCCCCAAATATTGTAGGTGTAACAACTATCACTGGTAAGACTGCCGCTTATTCTTTAGGTGATACTAGTGAAACTACTATCCTTAACAACGCTGCAGATAGTGGCAAAGTTTTTAAAGTGAACACAATCATCGTTCCTAATGATGATGGTAGCAACAACGCAGATATTACTGTTACTTATTATCCACAGGATGATGCTGGTGGCACAGGAATTGAAATCGCAAAAACAATTCAAGTTGTTGCAGACTCTACACTCGTATTGATCGATAGATCGAGTGCTATCTATCTGGAAGAAGATAAGAGTCTTACTGCAACTGCATCTGCAGGTGGAGACTTGAACGTATTTGTTTCTTATGAAGAAATTTCTTCTTGATAAAGCACATTAACTAACGGAGAAATAACATGGCAGACACACCTCAAGGGCCACTCTATTCCTACAAAGGAGGAGAACCAGAACCACTTCCATATCATGTGCGTTTACCTGATGGCAGCACTCGTACAGATTTTAACGTAATCACTGAGAAAGAGTTAGAAGCGGCTGGATATACAGGGCCATATACATATCCAAAAATTAATGAAGACACTCACTATAAAACTGCTAAGTGGGATTCTTCTTCAAAATCATGGACTCTTATTGAACTTCCTGCAGATCTGCTCTGGGAAAGAGTAAGAGTGAGAAGAAATAATGCACTTGCCAATACGGATTATACACAACTTCCAGATGCGCCTCTCACAACAGATCAGGTAGCTGTATATAAAAAATATCGTCAAGAGTTAAGAGATCTTCCCTCTAAAATTAAGGACATTAAAACAACTTGTGGAGAAAAAATTTCTGATGTTTTCCACACAAATTGCCCATCAGATCCTGATTTGACTGATGGTAAATACGTTATCCCTGAGGAGTAATCAGTATGTCACCAGCAGGAGTTTTTAGGCCAACATTTCAAAATAGAAGACTTGGTGGAACTAGAAATAAAAGTCCAGGTAACGGTGGAGTTATTGGCCCGATTAGAGGCCCTAAAGGTGAAGCTACCACCTTAGGATGTAGATGCTTTGATCCTTTCAATAAAGGAGTGTTTAGATTATCTGAGCAATTCTGTGGCGTTCAAAATGGGTGTAATGGAGCTACAATTGACTGTTGTGGATTCCTGTTCTGCATTACTTCAACCAAGAGATGGTTTGTCGTTCCTTATGACGCACAGGTTAGCAGAAACTTCTATGGACAAAGTGATGCCACAACAAAGGCACAACAAAGTTATGGTGATTTAGGTTGGTTCTACGGTAATCCCAGTTTTGCTTGGGCGTGTAGACAATATTTTGATGCCTACAATAATTCGCGTTATTGGAACCAGGGACAAGAATCTAATGATAGGGCACAATCATTTAGTTATACCAATGGGCAGCAATGCACTGGACACAATAACAATAAGTGGAATGGTTATTATCAACGTGCATTTAGATGTGTAGATATTTGATATTTAAATATTAAATATTACGGGGACTCTTCGGAGTCCCTTTTTTAATGGTTTGCTATTGGTTCTAAATATGGTAGACTATAAGCAAAACTTGAGAAGATCATGAATTTGATGCCCATTTATTCTGTACCTCTTTGGCAGTCAGAATTTCCAGATTTTGAAGAACTTCAGGAACAATTTTTAGAAGCGGTATACAAATATAAAGAAGAAGTTGAAGGTGTAACTCGATCAAATTTTGGTGGGTATCAATCTCCACCTACTCTTCATAGTGTTCCAGAACTTGCTCCTCTGTACGAATATATTTGTCAGATGGGATTTAAAGCATGTGCAGATCTAGATTTTGTAGATTGTGATGTTGCCATGACTTCTGCTTGGTTGAATTTTAGTGATACTCGTCAGGCAATGAATTCTGAGCACACTCATGCTCATGTATTTTCGGGAGTATTTTATCTGAAAGTTCCTGAGGACAGTGGAAAATTAGTTCTTAGAAATCAAGCACTCAACCCAATGTGGGATGGATGCACCCTGATTTCTCACAAAAATGAGTACACGGCAGAAAGAATTATGATTGAACCTGAGGAAGGATCTATTTTATTCTTCCCATCTTATCTTCCACACTCTGTTACCACTAACAACCATGATGAGGAAAGAATTTCTATTTCATTCAATGTAATTGCACTTCCAAAGGGAAGTATTGATTATCCAGGATCTGATGCATCTTGAGATTGTTGTAAGAGTTCATGATGGTGTCAATATTCATGGAGTTAAACCAAGATACATAAACGTCCCCAAAAAAGATTTAATCATTGGATGTTTATCCTCGTTAATTAACTCCGCGAATATTACTAACAACACAGACATATCTTTCATTGTATTGAATGATCATTGCACGGAAGATTGTATTTTAGAAATCAAAAAAATTTTTAAGCAGTCAATAAATCCGTGCAAGATAATAAACTTAGAAGTTGCAGGATTTAACCACAGTGCTTTAAAACAATTTGAACACTGTAGAGATTCCACTGCAGATTTAGTATATTCAGTAGAGGATGACTATTTACATTGTCCAAGTTCAATTTCTGAAATGGTGGGCGCGTATGTTAGTCTGAAGAGACATTATGATTTGAAAGAAGTTTGTATTTTTCCATATGACACTCCACAAGAATATGAGTTTAATCCAAAAGAAGAATATTTAATCACTAGAGGAAAATACAGGCATTGGAAGTCTTCTACTTGGACTACTCAAACTTTCATGACTTCTCCCACAGTTTTTAGAAATCATTGGTTTCAATTTGAAAAACTTGCGAAAGAATTTAAAGTTATACCAAGAAAATATAAAGGAAAAATTGAGGATAGTAGTATTGTATGGGAAGATACTACATTAGGAAATATCTGGAGATCTGAAGTTCCAGTGTTTCACCCAATTCCATCTTTAGCACTTCATGTTCAATTTGAAAAAGAGAGAGATCCTTTTATTAACCATCATAATTGGTGGGATCAATACACTCAAATAAAAAAATCGAAAAAGTTTGTCTATCGTTGATATGTCTATTGAATTTGATGCATTTAGTAAAAAGTCCATGGGTGGGACAGAAATTATTAAGTATGAACTGCAGAAAAGATTACCACAAAAACTTTTAAATAAATTTCAAATAGTTTGCGATAGAATCGGACATCTTGAACAAAATAAGATTCGTTTATTTTGGGTGCATCTATCACCAAAGCAAACAGAAGAGATGTTAAAAATGATGGGAGTTGAAAATTATAATCCACTGGCAGATGGTGGGTGGAAAATGTTTCACAAAATAATTTTCATTTCATATACTCAAATGGAGGAGTGGGTTAAACATTATGACATCCCATATTCTCATTGTAAGGTGATAAAGTATGCATTGCATCCTATTGAACCGTGTGAGAAACCCAAAGATAAAATTGTATTAGTTCATCATTGCAATCCTGAAAGAGGGTTACCAATTCTTATAAATGCCTTTGAGAGACTTTCAGAAGAGTATGATAATGTAGAACTCAAAGTGCATTCATCTTGGAAAATATATGGTTTATCTGATTGGGAAGATCAATATAAGAGAGAAGACTTATATAGAAGACTAGAAGAGCATCCAAAAATTAACAACATTGGATACTTGCCTAATGAAGAACTTAAAAAATCTTTAGCATCTTCTCATATTTTTGTTTATCCATCAATTTGGAAAGAAACATTTTGTCTATCTCTGTTAGAAGCAATGAGTGCAGGGTGTTTATGTATTCACTCATCATTAGGTGCTTTACCAGAAACATCTTCTAATTGGACTATGATGTATCAATTTGATGAAGATTTTAACAATCATGAAAACAGATTCTATGCTAAACTTAAGCAAGCGGTTGAGACAGTCAATCTAAGACAAACACAAGAACATCTACAGAAACAGAAGGAATATATAGATTACCATTTTAACTGGAATAGAAGAGTTGAAGATTGGATTGAATTTCTGACATCAATGGCAAATACTACATTTTTTTATCAATGAAAATTTTTAATATTAATGGTGGGTTAGGAAGAGTTATCGCTGCACTCCCTGCACTTATTAAGTATTATAAGAATCATTCAGAGGAAGAGTGGTATGTTATGATCTCTGGTTGGGGATTTGTTTCTCTAGGAATTCCTGAACTTCAAGAAAGAACTTTTGATCCAGAGACAAAAGGAGTTTGGGAAAATATATTTCTAAAGGCAGATGAAATGGTTTCGGCAGAACCATATCATGTTCCTAATTTTTACAAAGGAAAAATATCTATTGCAGAGGCATTTGATGAGATCATTAATGAAACAAATGATCACTCTGATCTAGATTATGAAACTATTAAACTGTCATATTCAGAGATTAACAAAGGACAAGAAATAATCTATAGGGCATTTGAGAAACAACAAAAAGTACAAACCATAGTCATCAATCCATATGCATCCTCCGCACAAATAGGACACTCTGGTGTTCATGATGAATCTTATAGATCTTTACCAGATAATGTATTTTTAGAACTTTGTAAGAATCTCTCTAAGAAATATAATATCATCTATATGGGATATCCAGAATTACTTTCTGAAGAAAATAAGTTTGTATATGCTCCTCAACCAGATATTAGCCTTAGAGATTGGATGGGAGTAATTTGTCAAGTTGATTATTTTATTGGGGTTGACACAGCAGGACAACATATTGCGAGAGCAACAGGTACAAAAGGTTGTGTTATCATGGGCGGAACAGATGCAGTGAATATGTCATATCCAGATTATTTTAGAATTATCAAGAGAAAAACACCACACTACACACCATTAAGAATATCTCAACTTCAATCAGATCTTGCAAACAGATTAAATCATGAGTGTATGGAGTATACTGAGGATGAGATCTCAGATATTTGTGATAATATTATCAAAGATGTAGACAAAATTTTAACTTATTGATATGAAAATTTTATCGATACCACTTGTAGTTCATGATACTTCTATTTGTGTAGTAGAAGATGGTAAGTTAATTTCATATCAAATGGAGGAGAGGTTTTCCAGAAAAAAACATGATGTGCATTGCAATAAAATCTTAGACAATTTAGAAGATACTTTCTTTGATAAGATTATAGTTACTCAGCACTTTCTTGAATCTTGTACTTATCCTTTGGAGAAAGTAAAAGAGCGTCTATCAAAGATTTCATATAAAGAACTAATTGTTGAGGAAGGAAGACACCACCTTTATCATGCATATTCTGGATTTTATAATTCTGGATTTGATGAAGCGATTTGCTTTTCAGTTGATGGTTCTGGTGCAATTTTAAATGATGGAACTATTGAGTTGGAATCTGTATATCACTTGAGAAGAAATCAAAAAGAAAAAGAATTATATCAAAGAACTAGAGAATTTAGAACAATCAAAATAAATGATAATTTTTGGAAATATATTTCTTCAGTTGATGAAAATAATTTAAGTGTTGGAGAAAAATTTTGTAAGTATTCTGAACTGTTTGGATATAATGCAATTGATGGTGCAGGAAAAATAATGGGATTGGCGCAATATAAAAATCATAAGGAAAAACTTCAGATTCCATATAACACAGAAGAATGGAAGAGAAAAGTTAATGTAGCATATGATCTTCAACAAGAAACGCAAGATCACATTCTTAGAATGATTGAAAAATATACTGAAGAGACTGGAATCAAAAATGTAGTGATTTCAGGTGGTTATGGATTAAATTGTGTTGCAAATTATCATTACCTCAAACATTTGAAAGACATCAACATTTATGTCGATCCAATTTGTTTTGATGCTGGTATTTGTATCGGCGCTGCATACTATTACACCGAGGATAAATCAAAGATTAAACCCCTTGAAAGTGCTTACATTGGATATCAAGAAGAGAGTTATGATTTTTCTGGATTGAATGCAAAGAAAGTTTCATATGATGATATCGTAGAGTTGTTACTTGAAAAACATGTGGTTGCTCTCTTTCAAGGTAAATCTGAAGCAGGACAAAGGGCACTTGGTAATCGTTCTCTGTTGTTTGATCCAAGAGTATTGAACGGAAAAGATATCGTCAATCGAATTAAAAAGAGAGAAAATTTTCGTCCATTTGCAGGCACTATCCTGCAAGAAGAGGCACATAAGTGGTTCAATATGCTTTCACTAGAAGAAAGTCCATATATGCAATATGCGGTTGATGCATATAAAAATGCGATTGAGGAAGTTCCTGCTATCATCCATGCCGACAATACCTGCCGCATTCAAACAGTCACACAAAACCAGAATAACTACTTCTATAATTTGATTTCACATTTCTTTGAGAGAACTGGTGTTCCAATGCTAATGAATACAAGTTTTAATCTTGGTGGAGAACCATTGGTTGAAACCTTTCAAGACGCAATTTACACACTTAAGAATAGTATGATAGAATATCTGTATCTTCCCGAAGTAGAAACTCTAATTACAGTTAAAAACAAAACTATTTCATATCAATGACTAAACCGATTCAAGTCTTTTTACGACACTGCTACTATTCAAAACTTCAAGAACATCCAGATCGAAAAAGGCCTTCTTGGTTTAATAAGTATAAGGGATTTCAGAATTTTAAGAATACAATAGATCCAAAACTTGCGGACTATCATATTGTCTATGATGAGCACCGTGGAAGTATAAAAGACACGTTTCTTAAGGATGAAAAAGATGTCAAGATAATCGATGTTGGAACTGAATGTGATAGTTTCCTTGAAACTTTAGAATACATCAAGTCCAAAAATTATTCTTCAGATACTATCATTTACTTTCTAGAAGACGATTATGTGCATCGCCCAAACTGGTGTAATATGTTATTGGAGGGATTTACATTAAATCCTTCATATGTAACCTTGTATGATTTTGATTTCTTTTTAAACGACAATAGTTTCTACAAAATTTTAACCACGGAAAGTTCTCATTGGAGAGCAGTTCCTGCAACCACTCAAACTTTTGCCTGTAAGTTCTCCACGTTGTTAGAAGATTTTGAGATTCACAAAGAGTATTCTAGCACTCTGGCATTAAAAGATTGGCAGGGACAACCAGTAGAGAGTGGATATCATTTTTCAAAAGATTATGACAAATTTTGGAAGTTGGCAGAAGATTATGGAAAATATTTAATTTCTTGTATGCCAGGTTACTCTACTCATGCAGATCTCAATCACCTTTCACCTTTTGTAGATTGGAGTAAGATTATAAATGCAGATTCTAGTGAGACGCATAAAAATTTCAAAGTAAGTTATCGGTGACTTATGAAAGTTACAGCATTTTCTATTCCAATTTATAGATATAAGATTGCAGATTGGCAGTCTAAAAAACAACAACTGTTGGATTTATTTCATAGTTTTGAAGAAAGAAAGGTTATTAATGTACTCACCAGTCCATCCGACATTAAAACAAATTTACTTGAAGACGAAATCAGTGCATTTGAAAAAGAATCAGGACTTGAATTCCATCGCACTGTAACAATCTGGTTTCAGAAATATAAAAGGGGAATGAATCATGATGTTCATAATCATGGGCCTTGGGGATTTTCTGCATGTGTTGTGATTAAATATTCTAAAGAAGTTCATCAATCACTTACCTTTGTCTCTCCATTTCATGATTACATAAATGGAGAACTTACACGTTATCAACCAGATGTCGAAGAAGGGGATATAATTTTTTTCCCTTCAAATCTTTCACATTATGTTCCTGTTAATCAATCGGATGAAACAAGAATTGTCGCCTCGTTTAACTTACATATAAATCGACAATACTGTCAAACGCAAGATGCCGAACTTGCATCAAATCTAAAAATGTCCTATGATTGAGAAAAATGTTTGATCCAAGTAAACTAAAATACGAGTTTAAAGATTTTATTGGTATTTTTGAAAACGCATTTACATCAGAAGAATGTGATGATGCCATAAAACTATTTGAAAAGTGTCACAAGATGGGATACACTTATGGTAGATTTGGTGAAGGTGATAACGTATTAACCAGGATGGATGATGTTGCTTTAAACATTGGGCCATCTCTAGAACTTGATTGGGATCTAGAGTTTATCAAACCTTTTCAAGATAGATATTACGAATACATCTATCCATTATATAATATTCAGTATCCTGCACTACAAAATTTGCAGAGACACCAAATAAAATATATGAAGATACAAAAAACATCTCCAACACAAGGATATCATGTTTGGCACTGCGAACATGATGCCTATGTTGAAAATTTTGGTGCAGATCATCGAGAAAGAGTTTTAGCATGGACTTTATATTTGAATGATGTAGAAGATGGAGGAGAAACAGAATTCCTTTATCAATCGATGAGAGTAAAACCAAAAAAAGGGACTTTTGCTCTTTGGCCTGCATTTTTTACTCATACTCATAGAGGTAACCCTCCACTAAGTGGTGATAAGTATATTGCAACTGGTTGGGTAAACTTCTGTCATACACAACAACTTCAAGGAGAACCCAAAAAATACCCAGATCTAAGTTCACCAAGTGATCCAAGCAAAAAGATGTCTTATGAGTGAATATAAAATTATAGATAATTTTCTCGATGAAGAGGATTTTAATCGTATTGAATCTGCTTTTTTCCCAGAAAGTCCTACATATGGGGGTGAAATAGTTCCTTGGAGTTTTAACGAAGGGATCGTAAGAGATAAAGAACTAGGCCCAACAGGATATGAAGAGAACGACTGGATGTATACACATCTTTTTACTGGACTTGGACATCATCCTGCTACAAAAACTTGGCGTTATGTAAACAGTGAGCATTTACACCTGATTAAACCAATCATTAAAAAATTGGAAGGGGAAGTAATTATAGCAAGAGCAAATCTCTTACCACCAACAGACAATCATATACATCATCTAGATCATACTGATAGAAAAGAACCACATCAAGTTGCATTGTTTTATATTACTGATAACAATGGACATACAGTATTAAAAGACACAGCAGAAGTGGAGTGCGTGAAAAATAGGATGTTAATCTTTGATGGTTCAATACCTCATCATTCAGTTACATCGACAGACGAGATGAGATGTGTAATTAACATCAACTTTACACCTTGTCTAAAAATTGGAAAACTTAATGCAAACTACAAATGATAGATTATAAAATCATAGATAACGCTCTTTCTAGGAAAGATTTTCTTAAAATTAAAGAGATGATGACTGATCAGTATTTTACATGGAATGTTATAAACACTGTCGCAAATAATTCGGAGCAAATGCCAAACCCTGCTTCATATTATTTCATTCACATGTTCTGGGAAGGACTTTACACAACTGATGAAGTATCAGTGTTCATTCCTGTTTTGGAAATGTTAGGGGCAAAAGCATTGATGAGAGTAAAAGGAAATTTATTTCCATCTACAGATAATCTAATACACCATGAGGATCATTTTGATTACCCTTGCGAACATCGTGGTGCAATTTTGTATCTCAACACTAATGATGGACTCACTGTGTTGGAAAATGAAGTAGAGGTAGAATCTGTAGAAAATCGTCTTCTACTATTTGATCCGTCAAAAATGCATCACAGTACAACATGTACTACTAAACCATACAGAATGAATGTTAATTTCAATTTCTTTTGATTATGAAAGTTATTCACCACAATGAACCTTTTTTACATGTAACATTGGAAGATGTTTTTTCCTCTAGAGAATTGGAAATTGTTCATGAAGAAATTAAAGGACTGAAACAATACTTTGGTAATCCAGATGTTACAGGAACAGCATTAAGTCAGGATGATGAACCTTTGAAAAAAGGTGATGGAATTTTCTTGTTACAATTAGATTATGAATCTAAAATAACAAAGTTCATTGATAAACGTATCAAACAAATAGGCAAGAGTGAATGGAAAAATCCTACATTTAGGAGAGTATTTCACTCTTTAGTGTGGGGCAATGAACTTTTGAATTGTTACAAAGGAAATGATTATTATAAACCTCATTTCGATCATGGAGTTTTTTCTTTGATATTTTTCTTATGGGAAGATACTTCAACTTTTGATGGTGGAGACTTATATTTTCCAGAGTATGACTATATCCACAAATGTAACAACAATCATGCTATACTTTTTAATTCTAAAGAGATACATGGAGTTACTCCTCTTGTAACTAAGGACGAAACATCAACTAGATACAGCATCGTCACTTTCAGCGTTCAAAATGAAACTCAGAGTCTACATGATAAATGGAAGGACTTTAATCGTAAATCATCTGCTGCATCCATATCCTCTTTATATCAATGATAGAAAAATTAAAAATTTTTGATCATGAGATTATAAAGCATAAAGTGCCATCAAATCTTTATGATGATATTGAATTGAAAAGTAGTGTAGATAAACTTTTTGCGAAAAAAGAAGTTGTAAGTAAATGGCAAATACCTACAGAGCAAGTGGGAGAGGGTGTCAGCACCGTTGGAATGGGCAATCGCTACATCATAAACTTAACAAATGTTTCTCCTTTGCTAACTTACATAAGTAAATTTGTATTGAAAAATTACTTTGGAGAAGATTATTTAAACGAAGAAATTCTATTTACAAGAATGTGGGTGAATAGAATTTATAAACATTGTAGTGGTAAGTGTCATGTTCATTATTCGGGAAATGATGTTAGTGGCACCGCAATTTTTTATCTTGATGTTCCTAAAAATGGCAGCAAACTGATCATTTTAAAACAAGACATTGGGGATATAATTGTAGAAAAAGTTCATGATGATCTAGCGTACTATCTTGACGTTGAAAGTGGAGATTTAATTGTTCATACGCAAGTTACACCACATGCGTTCTCAGAGCATTTGAGCGATGATCCGAGAACATGTCTCATCTTTGACTTTGAAATAAAACCACCTCCTCGTAAATATTCAGAAAATAAAATTGGTAAGTACATGTAATGAAAGTTTTAGATAAAGTATTCAAAAATTCATGCGCCTTGGGAAAGAACACATGTAGCAATCCCCTGAAAGATGTTGTACTAATTGATAATTTCTTTGAAGATTTTAATGAGGCACAAAAGTTCTTTTTAAGCAGAGATAGGTGGAGATGTATTCCAAACTACCAAGGAGATGATAGATTTGGATATGAAAGTCTTTTCCCTAATTGGATGGGAAAGTATCTAATGCAAAAATATGTTGCCAAAAATAAAATACTTGACGATGTAGACTCTTATACAGTAACCTGTAATTACTTTTATAACAATAACTATGGAACAGCATTAGGAAATGATTTTCCTCACATAGATGCCGCATATGAAGAAAACGTAAAAAATTATGTTTGTCTCGTAAATTTGAATGAAAAGATAGTCTCTACAAAATTTTATACATATAAAAACCAAGAGCATTGTACGGAGGATATGAGTGATGAGTGGAGTGCCTTCAGCAGATTTATAAGACAAGAATTCATAAATCATTATGGTGCAGATAGTGATCCTAAAAATGTTGTAGATAAATTTTTAGGAGACGAATCAGATCTACGTTTGATTAAGATGGTAGAATATAAACCAAATCAAGCAATACTTTTTCCAATGTCAGTATATCATGCACCGAACATGACTCAAGAGTGGTTTAAAGAAATTCCTAGAGCATTATTACGAATAACTTTTTATAAAAAATATGAAACTACTTAATGATATGTACGACATCTCATGTAAACCGAGATGTGAAAGTTATAAAAAAATTTCAAATAATATAACGCTGATTGATAACTTCTTTGAAGACTTCGAGGCAGCACGGAACTTTTTCTTGTCAAGAGAAAAATGGGGATGTATTACATATCAAATTCATTCTAAACCAGGATATGAAAGTTTCTTTCCTAATTGGATTGGAAGATCATTAATGGAAAAATATGTTGCAGATAATAAAGTATCTGATGATGTAAGATCATATAAGGCAGAGTGTAATTATTTCTTTCATGACACAAGTCCAATAATATCTTTGTCCAACTCTGGATATTTTCCTCATTATGATAGTGTAAAGGACGCTTTTGATGCAGTTCAATCTATCTGCCTCGTCAACTTAAATCATGTTCCTGTTTCTACAAAATTTTATACCTTTAAAGGGAAAGAGTATATCACAGAAGAAACATCTCCTGAGTGGGAAGATCATGTTGAAGAACTTACACAAGATCTACAAAAATCGCATGACATGAATAATCTAAGTTTGGAACAATTTAAACAATACCTAGATAATCAAAAAAACCCAAAGGTTAGATTGATTAACACTCAAGTGTATAAACCAAATCAAGCGATTGTATACAATGGAAATCTATTTCATTCTCCAAATGTAACTGAAGAGTTTACTGAGGAAAATCCAAGAAGTTTACTAAGAATAACTTTCGACAAAAAACTAATGAGAAAGAAGGTAACTTATGCTTAAAGATAAAGTCAAGGTATATAAAGACGTTTTTTCTGAGGAAGACGTAAAAATAATTCAGGGGCATCTCAACACTCCAAATTGGGCATGGGGAAACTATAGTGATGAAAAAAGTAAACACAAACCTTTTTGGGGTATGCACCTTGGACACTTAGATTTTTTTAGTAAACATCTGTATAAGATTGTGTATGATTTAATTCAATCCAGTTATACTGGAGAAGTGGGACAGTTGTTAAGTATAGAAAGAATCTATGCTAATGGGCAGACATTTGGATTAGATGGATCTTGGCATATTGACAATCCTTTTGGATGCACGTTTTTGTATTATGCAAATACAGAATGGAAAGAAGGGTGGGAAGGTAATACAGTATTTCGAGATCCTAAAACAGACGAAATATTTTCGATCTATCCAGAACCAAATAGTGCCATATATTTTCCAGGAAACGTGCTACACTATGGACAAGCACCTTCCAAAGATTTTACTGGATTAAGAACCACAATCTCTTACAAACTTTTTAAAACAAAGTACCTATGAAATTTTTGGGGTTGAGATTATGTGAACATGATTCAAATGTTACATATACTGATGGCACGACAGTAAAGTATTACAAACCAGAAAGAGATTATCAAGTAAAACACTTTGGATATAAAGATTTAAGTGGTTGGACTAAGATAATCAAAAAGTGGGGTATAGATCCAAAAGAAATAGATGCAATAGGAATTGTTTTGGATTGTTTTAGACATCCATACATTCAATGCGATGAGAGTAAACTTTTTGAGAATATAAAAGTACCTCTGTTTGAACTTTTTGGATTCGACTGTCCAATTTTTAGAGTAGATCATCACTATGCACATCTTTTGAGTTGTTGGACATTAGATGTTGAGTCTGATTATGGATTTGTCTTTGATGGTTTTGGTGATGATTACATCTCTCATTCTTTGTTTAGAAATGAGAAAAAGATTGCAGAACATCACATGTGCGACTTTGATAGTCTCGGTATAATCCTGGGATCAATCGGTTGTTACATTGGACTCGATGGTTCTGGACTAGATCATGCTGGCAAGTTAATGGCATTGAAAGGATATGGATCTAAAAAATTCAGTCCAACATATCAACAATATGACTTAAGTTCCTTGAATAAATTGTGGTATGGTGAAAGATTCAAAGAGAAGAACATTGATAGAGACTTCCAAGATATATGCGACTCTGTAAGATACTGTCATGAACATACTGAGAAAATTTTTGTAGATTACTTTGTAGAAAAAACAAACACTGCTGATAAAATATTCTATAGTGGTGGAATATCTCAAAATACCATCATAAATTCTAAGATCAAACAACAAAGGAACAATCTTTTCATACCTCCCCATTGTAATGATGAAGGATTATCTTTAGGTATTGTAGAATTCCTTCGCATGTATTTTGATCAAGAATCATTTGACAATTCTGGTTTTCCATATTGGCAGTCCGATGAATCACCAACCAGTAGTCCATCAGTAGAAACCATCAAAAAGACAGCAAAGTTCTTAGATGAAGAGAAGATTGTTGGATGGTATCAAGGGAGTGGTGAAATTGGAGCAAGAGCATTAGGGAACAGAAGTATTCTTATGAACCCAAGTGTCAAAGACGGGAAGGAAATCATTAATCAAAAAGTAAAACATAGAGAATGGTTTAGGCCTTTCGGTGCATCTATTCTCGAAGAGGAGGTGTCTAATTATTTTGATTGGAATGAAGAGTCTCCTTATATGTTATACGTCATGGACGTTCTTGATAAAGACTCGTTTGCTCCCGTAACTCACATTGATGGGACATGTAGAGTTCAAACTGTATCTAAAGATCTGCACAACTATTATTCTTTGATTGATGAATTCAAAAGTTTATCTGGAATACCAATGGTTCTGAATACATCCTTAAATAATGGAGGAAAACCAATAGCAGGATCTATTGAAGATGCACTTAACTTATTCTCCACTACTGAAATTGATGTTTTAGTCGTTGGAGATGAAATTTATGAAAAATAATTATGAGAGTATTTGAAAATAAAAGTTCTTGGATTATTGAGGATTATCTTGATAGTCATCTTGTTGTTGAAATAAAAACCATCATTCAAGAAAATTTAAATAATTTTCATAGAAATAAAGAGGGTTATAGTACCATAGGAAAAAATGCAGAACAATATTGGTTAGTTCAACAAAAAGATGGTTTCTTTACAAACGATTCAAGATTTTATGAATTTGAAAAGAAATACAAAAATCAGATTTGGAATAGAATTTGTGCAGCAAATTTATTTGATAAAAAGAAAGAAGAATATATTGACTTAAATCATATGAATGTATGGAGTGTGATTGGAGAAGAAAATTCTTATCATACGATGCATTGTCATAATAGAGGAGGTTTAGATGGAATTTCTACTCTTGTTTATTTGGAAGTTCCAGAAACAAATGTAGAAGATGAACCAGAAAATAATATTTTCTTAGCAACTCATGTGGGAGCAGAAAATCCATATTATTATGAAAATGATCGTGTTTTGGAAATTAATCCAGAAGTTGGAAAACTTTTAATTTTTCCTCATTGGGTGCCGCATGGAACATATCCACAAACAAAAGGTATTCGTCAAACATTTAACATTGATTATAAAATTATTACTTCAAACAAAAAAGATAAATCGAAAAGTTTTACATACAACTAATCACTTTAAGAAGTGGCACACACCCGTCAGGTTTACGCTTGACGGGTTTTATAATATCTGCATACACGCGGAGGAGGATGACTGCCACCCACAAACTGATCTTCATTGTTTCATTTTTCTGGTTGATGAACTGGGGAACCCGTGTAACTGCTGCTGCGATCAATGCTCTATCTTGACATCACTGGAAAGGCATCCAGGAGGCGCTGTAGGGACGTTATAGAATGGTTCAAAGCAAAGTATCTGCCTAACCATCACCTAGACATCACAGTGTCTCACAGAGGGTTAAAACGTGAGGCAGCAATGGGTTTTTGCACTGTCATGGATTGCGATCATCGTCCTCGTGAGTTTCTGATTGAGATGGAAACAACCCTCAGTGTAGATGATTACATCTCTACTCTCCTACATGAACTCTGGCATGTTTATCAACACGTCAAAGGAACACTTAGAGATAAGAGAGGTGTCAGACATTGGAAAGATGTTGATGCTAATCATCTATCATATGATGAACAACCATGGGAACATGAAGCAAGAACGATGGAAGAAATTCTCTATAAAGATTACATGGGAATTAAAGAAAATCGTAACATGTTTCACAACCGCTTGACAGGTTCTTAATTTATTAGTAGAATACCTTTGTCGAGGTTGATAAGAATTATAATTTATAGATTATTAGTAACCTCCAAACATCCCTTATAGTATGCAAATCACTAAATCTAAATTCGTTGCTGTCCAACCAAAGACATCAAAAGCAAAGAATCGTTTCGCTAATGAAATGGATCTCCTACATTCATGTAAAATAGAAAAGGAAGATGATCGACGTATGTTTCTCGCTTCCATTTCAGGTAGGTACTTCTTCTGGATGGAGAAGGAAAATGATCCTAACTGGAAACTGATTAAATAGTCAAAACGGAGAGGTTTATGAAGGATCAGTACACTATTGATGATGGAGAATCTAAACAAGAAAAATGGAATCGAGGTTTAGACATTTTCATCGAATCTGTAATTAAACCTGATCCAGCACTTCGTCAATGTGCCCACAATCAGAAGTGTTATCACGAACTGATGGATATTCGTCAGGATGTTCTCAATCACCTTAAGACAAAGCGTTGGCAATGAATTTTACTTTAGAAGAAGTCAAGTATCTTCAAGAGGTGTTGAATTGCGCCTCTTCTTATACCATTGCTAGAGGTGAACAAATCTCTAATTCCACTGTAAGTCACAAAGAGATTAAACAAAAACTAGATGATTACTACCATCGATTAACATCATGACTGCACTGATTCAACCAGACGATCCACAATACTTTGAGCAATCATCGTATAAAGATTATGATCGTCACCAGTATAGAATTGTAAGTAAAACAGGTGAAAGTGTTGTGGTTGATGATTACCTATCAGCACAAGAAATTTGGTGGAACAAAAAAGCGTTTCTTTCTCACATCGATGTTTTAGATAGACTTCCACCCCCACCACATAGAAGTCGCTCACAAATAGGTTTTGGTTAATGCAAGAAATAGAAAAACACTTTACAGTTCAATCACATCTCAATAATCTTTGTATTTTGTTGAATGGAACCCTCAAAAAGTCCTACACCCTTGATTACACAGGAAAACAAACAGCAAAGTACACCATCGAGTTTGAAAGATCCAACGATACCGATCCTAATGTTTCTTGGAGTGATAGCAGCAACACTTAGTGTCATTGTCGCTGGTTATTTTCATGGTAACATGCACATTGAAGCAGTTTACAAATCACTTACTAATTTCACATGAAAGAATTTGATTATGATCTGGATTATAAATCCCTTGACTTCACAGATGAGGAGACTCGTAAACTTTATCGTATTGGAAGGGGAGAACAAGGGGTTTTATTGGTACGCCCTTATACAAACGCTATTGGTGCTCATTGGCGATTCAGAAGTATTCCTGTAGCAGAGAAATCATCACGGGCAATTCACAATATGTTCTGCTACTATCGTGAGCATGAAGACTTTATTGGCATGGATATGTGTCGAAAGTTCTTAGAGATGGGATTCACAAGATCTCGTCGTTATGCTAATCATAAGTCTGGACGAAAGTATAAAACAAAACCACCATATTATCATGTCGGTGATCGCGGTGGTGCAGAAGTATTGCCACAAGAACCAGATGCTTTGACATGTGAGAAAGCAAAGTGTGCTACAATTTTCAAAGTTGTGCGTGATCTAGTAGCATATGATCCCACATATCAAAAGATGAGAAAAGAATGGAGAGCAAGTGAATGATTAGATCTTCTATTTTGAGTCCAGATTATAATGTCAACTTTCCGTATAAATCATTCCCGTGGAGATTGGAAGTTAATAAAGATCATCACAATGTAAAAGGTATCGCACTCACTGTTTGTCACTTTGAATGTGAAGAACATTTACAAAAATATATCGATCGGTATAAATTAAAACCAAAGGACTATCAAGTATCGAACCGTTATGGAAATCTTCTCAAATCTCTTCAGAAGAAAAGAAGAAAGTAATACATTTGTTTTTGCTAATAAAATTTTAGAACTTCAAAAGAGAATTGAGAAACTAGAAGCAGAGAATGTAGAACTTACAAACTCTATTTACGAGTGTGAAAATAGAATGGAGGCAAAGATTGACAAGATTCAACCCGTAGTGTATAATTTAACTACCAAAGAACCGATAGGATGAATCAGGTTTTTCATGAAAACTGTATCAGCGGAATGAATTCGCTGGAGAGTAATTCTATTGATCTTTGTGTAACTTCTCCACCATATGATGATCTTCGTACTTACAACGACAGTTCATCATGGAACTTTGATACATTCAAAGATGTTGCTTCCGAACTTTATCGAGTGATGAAAGTTGGTGGAGTTGTTGTATGGGTGATTGGAGATGCTACCGTTAAAGGAAGTGAAACTGGTTCTAGTTTTCGCCAGGTTGTTCACTTCATGGATCTTGGGTTTTTGTTGCACGACACCATGATCTATGAAAAAAACGGTAGTCCATTCCCTGCAAAAAGAACAGGTAATCGATACTCACAAGTGTTTGAGTATATGTTTGTGTTCTCAAAGAAAACTAAACCAAAGACTGCACATCTTCTCTGCGATAAACCAAACCGATGGGCAGGTTATACACATTTTGGTAAAGGATCGATTCGCAAAAAAGATGGTTCACTTGTAGAACGTAATATCAAACCAATTCCAGAATTTAGTCCGAGAAATAATATTTGGAAGTACAATACTGGGAAAAACTATTCATCAAAAGATGCTGAAGCATTTGAGCATCCTGCTATTTTTCCTGAAGCATTAGCAAAAGATCATATCCTTACATGGAGTGATGAAAAAGATACTGTGCTTGATCCATTCATGGGATCTGGTACAACTGCTGTTTGTTGTGTTGATACTAATCGACAATATATTGGATTTGAGATTGATGAAACCTATTATGATGTTTGTCAGAGAAGATTAAAACGTCGATCAAATGCACTAACTGATGCCCTCAACGCTTGACAATTAACACTCGATCGATTACACTTGAGAGGTAATTTATAGGCACCGATGGCACAAAAGTTTCTGTATATTGTCGATCACTTTGTTCCTTTTCCTGCATCAGAATATGGTGGCATCTGGAATGTGGTAGCAGAAAGTGATGATGATTGTTTTGATCTTATCACCAATGAAGACGATGAATTAAATCAACAGTATTACAATCGTCTTCGTGAAAATATCATGAAGGCACCAACTTACGCACTCGCTGAAGAACTAGAGTCCTGCATTGTGGAGCAATTTACAACATGAATGGAAATCTTGAACCCGAGGAACATGTAATGGATGAATCTGTTATGTATCCAGGTAAAATGCTGGGGCAACTTGCCATTGCTCTGGAAACACTTGGATGGGATTATGGTGACGAGGTAGATGTAGAAATTGCTGGCACATCTGTCTCAGGTATTGATGTGGGTGAAGAATATAA